CCCACCCAACTCAAAAAGAGACGCAGAACACACTACTTTCCCCTCTTCTCCCCTTGACTAGCCCTCACGGGGCGAGTAACTTTATCTGTGTCAGAGGAACACGGCAACCGAAAGGAACCGAGATGAACCCGAACCGAGCCCTCACCCCGATCGCCCGGGCCCTCCGGACGGAGATCATCGCCCGCCCGGGCACCCTGTTCACCCGCATGCGGTCCTACCGCGACCTGAACCCCGATGCTCCCCTCACCGTTGACCCGTATGGCGATGCGGCCCACTTGATCGCCGCCCTGCGCGCTGAGGCCGATGCCCCGGCCGACGCCGACGCCGTCCTCGCGCGAATCGTTGCGGGTCTGCCCCAGTCCGCCATGGATGACCTGAACGTCAGCCGTGAGGCCCTCCGTGAGGCCCTCCGTGAGGCCGAGCCCGCCCAGCCGATCTATGAGCGGTGACCCGCGGTCGCCACAGCCCGGACGGTCCCCGCCTCACGGCGGGCGGGGGCTCGAATCCCCCGACGGGCGCGATGACAACTCAATAGCGCGCGAACAGGAGGATGACTTCTTCGCCTCTGTCGACCCCGCCGGCCGGCGGGCAGTCTCCCCGAGTTTGAACCACAAACTCAAAAGAGACGCAGAACACAGAATCAAGGCTTGAGATTCCCAAGCGAGCGCGCTAGACTAGAGTCATCACAGGGAGGAAGAGAACGGAGTCCCAAGCTCCTACCCCTCATCCTTACCCCGGGAAGATTGAGAACTAAATATCCGCGGCAATGCAATAGACGGTTAAAAATTGCCGCGGGCGGCCGGTAGGCCAGACGTAGCCCGTGCTATAAGGTCATGAGGACGTCCCCCAGCGCCGACGATGTGTTGCCCGCTCCCCACAGGAGCGAGTCAACTTCCCGTCGGCCGGGACGAACCGAATTGATTTTAGGTGTGAGACTAACGGGCGTAAAACGAAGTATACGGCCGGGTAAACGGAAGCGGCCCGTTCAGAGCGGGCCCGGTCATCCGCATGATGACGAGACCATCCTGTCGAAAGGATACCCGGCGCCCATATCCCGCCTGTCCATTCCCCAACCCACGAAGGGAACCCGAAAATGAACCTCAAGACGTACTACCGCACCACCATGGCCGATCTGCGCCTGCGGATCGCAGATATCGCCCCGTCGCTCGCCGCTCGCGGCGGGATGATCTACACGCTCAGTGCCGACGGCGCCGACGCCGTGATCCGGCTCGGGACGCCGTCGCGCCCCGTCCTGGGATACCTGAGCGGCGCCAAGGATGACGCCCGCCTGTACCCCGCGGACGGCGGCGACGCCATCCGTTTCACCGAAGACGACGCCCCGTGGGCCATCGCGGCCCTGGCGGCCCGCTACCTGGCCGCCGAAGCGGGCGGCGGACTGCGCACGTGCGGGACCGACCGACAGGGCGGCCGAGTCATCACGGCCCCGGCCGGGGCGGGCGGCGTCATCCTGGGCCTGGGCGACGACCGACTGCGCACCCTGGCGCAGATTCGGCGGCGGCTGCGTCGGGCCGCCGCCTGCGCCGCGGCCCGGACCATTGAGCACGCGATCGAGGCGGCCACCGAGGGCGCCGGGCACGTGGTGCGCAGGAACGGAAAGATCTACGGCGACTGCGGCAAGGTCATCATCGCCGTGGACTGGACCGATGACGGCCGCGTGATCCTGACCGGGCCCGACGGCGTCGCCCACATGATGCGCCCGGGCCATACTGAGCCCGTCGACTGGCGGGACATGGATGAGATCGTGCGGCCCGTGATCGCGGCCGCGGACGCCTACCTGCGCGACCACGACTACTATCTCTGACCCTATCAGCCCGGCCGCCCCACGGCGGAGGACGCAGTGCGGTTCGATCCCGCGCCCGGGCGCGCTGAAACGCAGCACCTTCGAAGAGAGGAACCAAAAATGAATACCAAGGCCACTGTCCCCACCCAGCGCGCCCGCGTCACCTACGTCGCCCACTTGCGCCGCGCTGAGCGGCGCGGGGACTACCTCCGGAGCATCATCCCCGACGCCGGTGCGACCGGCAACGGGAATGTGCTCTACCGGGGCCGCGTCATCGGCGCCTCCACGATTCTCGGAGACGGCATTACCGACCGTCGCGGCCACAGCGCCCCGATCGAGGACCGGGACGCCATCGCCCGATTCTTCGAGCGCGCGGCCGCCAGCGCCTGAACCCAACCCACCTTTAACCCCGCGCAAGCGGGGATGCGCCTGAAAGATCGGCGCTCCGCAATCATGCGGCCCCAACCACCAACACACAGGAAGAGAGAACCTGAAATGACTGCCGAGACTATCTACCGCAACCTGACGCCCCACGCTCTGTATGTCAAGACTGTGGACGGGGAGTACATCACCATTCCGCCCAGCCCCGACGGGGCGGCCCGGGTCATCTACGATCGGCTTCCCCCGGAGCAGACGAATATCGCCGGACACGAAGTCCAGATTAGCGTGGCCGGGAGCCCGCGGGAGATCGTTGGTCTCCCCGAGCCCGAGGAGGACGTGATCCTCATCGTCGCCAAGGCGGTTAGTGACGCCGCCCCGGCGAGCCGCGGGGACCTTATGAGCCCGGGGCGCCTGCTCCGGGACGAGGACGGAACCGTCATCGGCTGCGACGGGCTGACCCGTCGCGCCTGATAAGCACCCACCCACCAATCGAAGAGAGAGAGAACCCAAATGAACATCCGTGACGCCGCCCCAGTGGCGGCGGCGCTCGTCCTCGCAGGCGGAATGGCCGCCGGCGTCGTCGCCCTTATCGCGTCGGGGGAGCCCGCCCCGACCACCCAGCCGGCTCCCGCCGTCGTCACGACGGCCGCCCCGGCCGGGACTGAACCCACCCACTTGGCGCCCCGGTGCTTCGAGACTTCTACCGCGGGAGCCCAGGACTGCGCGTGGGTGCCCGTCGCGCAGTGCCTCACCGATGAGGACGGGGATGACGCGATCCCCGCGTCCTATGACGGTTGTTACTGGGACGCCCAGGATCGCGGGAACCGCACGGGCACTAGCTACGTCATCTGGCGCCAGAACCGGGGCTGAGCCCCAAAAATCGAGCCGGTGCGGGACGAAGTCCTGCTACGGCAGCCCCGGAGGGAGAACCATCGCCCGTTCGCCGCGGGCCCGGGGCGCGATGCCGCGAAGCGGCACACAACCGAAAGGAAGAGACAATGGACGCGGGAACTCGGGAGTGGATCGTGCGGGTCACGAATGACTACCTGGACGATGCCGTCAAGTTCGGACGCAGGGCCATCGGCGAGTACGGCCTTTGGCTGTACCGCCTGAAGATTGACGAAGACTTCAAGGCGGCCGGGGATATCCTGTTCCAGGCCGCCCGTAGGGGACGCAGGACCGGGGACTGGGACCCGCTGCCGAAACTTAGGTACTGGGTCCGCCCGTTCCTGAACGAGTACAAGGCCATGCGGGACCATCGCGCCCGTCGGGCCGCTCGCTGAGAGAGAGAGAGGAAGCTATAATGAGTGCGAAGGCCGGATTCGAGGCGTGGCGGGAGCGGAATCTCTCGCTCCCGTTCCCCGATGAGTTCCGGATTATGAATGACGGGAGTATGAAGGCGGTCTGGAAGGATATCCAGAGCGGATGGTACTCGTTGTACGCATCTTTCACGTGGGACGCCGACGGGAGCCCCGTCGAAGGCACGATGGAGGAGGAAGCCATAGGGCAGCCCGACTACTACAGTCGGAGCCTGACTCTCCTCAACGAGGATGCGCTCACACAAACGCTCGCCCACTACACCTGACAGGAGAAGAGAGCATGAACAACAGCACCACTGTCGATCCGTCCCGTTGGGACGAAGTCGGACCGCTTCTCGGGGGCGGGATTCTGCGCCCCTACGAGGAGCTCCGAAGGATGCCCTACTACGCCCCGCCCGGGTTCTACGCGGATGACACTGTCCTCGCCTTCCAGCCGGGCTGGGACGGGCAGGACGGGAATGACGCCGCCCACTGGTACGCACCCAACTGGCCCACGGTCGGCCAGGTCCGGGAGAAGATCGCCTCTCTGCTGATCTCGTCCTGGCTCGTCCAGGACCGGGACGAGTCGGGATTCTTCCTCGGCGACGAGCCCGGTTCGATTGTGACGCCGTGGGGCCCGATCCCCGCCCGCGTCCTGTTTGTCCGGCGAAAGGGTCCCGACGCGCCCTGGGAGAACCTGAACGCCATCCTCGGTCACGTGGACGCGGCTCGCACCCTCAATGGCATCGCTGCTGAGGCCGCCCCTGTGAAGGCGTTCGTCAAGTGGCGGCTGCGCACCCCGGTTCCGCCGCGGACCAGGGCCGTGTTCTACCCCCGGGACGGGGGCGGCCTTCAGGTGGTCCTCTACCCGCGGCACCCGCTGCGGCCCGCGGCGGACAACGTCACGTTCCTCTGGGGCGCGGACGGGCGCCCGCTCGGCGGGGAGCGGGAGGAGTACGAGTGGGGCGCTGTCGGCCTCTACGACGCGATCCCCGTGCCCCCATCCGCCGACGCCCTGACGAAGGCCGTGGCGATCTACGCCTAACCCCAACCCATAACCGAGCCGGTGCGGGACGAAGTCCTGCTACGGCCGCTCCTGTCGCAAGGCCGCGCAGCGGGTTCGAGCCCCGCCGGGAGCACGATGCAGCTAGGAAGAGAGGAAGCATCACCATGAATCTGACCACTTGGCTCAACGAACAGGCCCGCCTTGTGCGCGTCGCACTCATGAACGGGGACCTTGCTGCGGCCCGCAACGCATTGCGGTTCACCTTCGAGGACGGGGATGCGCCCGACGGGATCCGTCCGGACATTATCATCCGCCTCGCCCTGTTCCCGATGAGCCGGGAGAACCTCGACAAGGCCCGGGAGACCTTCCGGACCCAAGCCGAAGAGACCTTCACCGCCGACGATGACCTGGACGCCGAGATCCGGATGGACATGTTCTCCGTCCTGAGGGAGAGGAGGACCTTCGGATGACCGGAGAGGAGGACCAGCTCTGGGACGAAGTCTTCGCCCGCCTCCCCCGGCCCTTCCGGGACAACATCGGAGTGTGCAGGAACGGCGTGTTCTTGCGCCGGGGACGAGTGGCGACAATCCTGGCCGATGTCGAGCGGAACCGCATCGTCATAAGACGAGAGCGTCCGCCGGTGTGCCTGGGCGGGGGCACTACGGAGACGGTGGCCCGCCTTCTCACCGACGCAGCATTCGAGAAGGTCCTGGAAGGCCTTCCACTGCCCGTCGCACCGCCTCTGGAACTTGACGACGCGGGGAAGAACATTCAGTGGGCCCCGACGGGGGAGGCATGGGCGGCTCTGACCCGGTTCGAGGACGTCGCGGACCTGGCCCTGTACGCAACCCGCATCACGGGGTTCAAGTACCGGGCCGTCCTCGCCGACGCCCTGCGCGAGGCGCTCAAGAGGCAGTCCTTGACGGTCGTCTGGGAGCCCGAAGGGATCACAGTGCGTCGCAAGGATCGCACCGTGGTGATCCACGGCGACGAGCCCATGGCCTCGATCCTTCTACGCGGCGGGAAGTACGGAGAAGCGGGGCGCACGGTCGCGGGAGTGGACTACGGCGTCATGCGGGACGAGGACGTCATCGCCCCGGCCGTGTCGTTCCTCCGGTTCGAGGTCCGAACAGCAACAACCAACCCAACGAGAAGAGGAAGCATTCATGAACGAAAACGAGAACGAGGCCAAGACCGGCACCGACGAGCTCATCGAGCGGATTGTCGACGCCCTGAACACGGATAACGCACCGGAGTGGAACCCTGCTCCCAGCTGGGCGGACTACGTCCTCACGTGGGAGGGCCTGCGCGCCCTCGCGAACGATCTCATGGGCAGGAAGCCCTACGACGGGAGGGACCCGCTGGCCGAGCCCGTGCTCCGGGGGTTCCTCGAAGCGGCCCTGAACGCGGAGGGCTATGTCGTCCTGCCCCAGAGCTGGACCGACGACGGGAACAAGCACTACGGACCGCTGTGCCCCCGGTGCGAGGCGCGCTACAAGTACCAGGCCCGTAGGGTCGGGGAGGTCCCCGACCCGTCCTGGGTGGGCGCCGTCTGTGTCGACTGCTGCCGCATCGTCGACGGCGCCACACGGGAGGTGACCATCTATGTGTGGTGACCTGGCCCGGGTCGTCGTCAAGATGCTCAACGCCCGCCGGTGCGCCTGGCCGTGGCGGGAGCGGATCGTGACCGGGGAGAACGTCCGAGGCATCCTGAGGCGCCTCGCCGTGGACGAGGACGAGGTGACCCAGTGGCTCAAGGACCGCAGGCAGTGGGTGGCCATCATGGACGCCCTCACCGAGGACGGGTACGTGTACCTGGACCCGCGCACGGCCCGGAAGCCCTACGGCCCGCTGTGCCGCAGCTGCGAACGGGAGGTGGGCCCGGCCGAACTCGGGAGGGCCGACGTGGCCGGGGAGTCGGACTGCGCCCGGTGCGCGAACCCGATCCCGGGCAGCAGGGGCGTGTCGATCTACGTGTGGTAGCCCCGCACGTTAACAGCCGGGGACGGGATCGGGAACGGCGTCGCGTTTAAGGGTCGGCACGGGCCGTACTGCGGACGTGAATCTCCGGGGGTTCGACTCCCCCGTCCGGCACGGGTTCCAAAACAGGAACCGGAGGAAGAGAGGAAGCATGAGAACACTTCAGCAGATCATCACAGAAATCACCAGGGACGCGCCCTCGGCCAGAGTCACGGGAGGACAGCAGACCTACGCCCTTATCGAGATCCCCGGGTCCGGGGGAGCGCACGCTGTGGTCTACCTGGCCCCGGTTGGGGAGAACAGTATCGCCTCGGTGCACCACGACGCCGACGACAAGGGCCGGAGAATCACGTTCAAGCGCGGCAGCGCGGGGGAGGAAGAGGTGATCGTCGCCCTGGCCAACTTCCTGGTCCTGCACGAGGTGATCCGGGACCGGCGAGAGCGGGCGGAGAAGGAGAGAAACGCATGATCGAGGAGATCACCTGGGAGACCTTCGATGAGAGGACCAGGGTCTGGATGCAGGTCCTGTCGAACGTCCCCGTCGAAGCGGTCGTGCGCATGCTGCGCCTCGACCTGAACACGGGAGTCGTCACCCTGCGCGGTGTCGGCGGAGACAAGGTGCTCGGCGTCATCAGCACGGACGACGACATCGGCGTGGGCAGGTCGTTCTTCGTCACACTGAAGGGCGAGCCCATGGACCCCATTCCTTACGAGTCGGGATACACCTGCAACATCGCCCTGGCCGTGTACCACTCGGCCCTGCACGTGCTCGTCGGGGACCTGCCGCTGGTCTGGGACGACTACGACGGGCTGTGCTGGGAGTCGGACAACATGACGGAGAGCCTGGACGTGAACACCACGGACCTGCGCGAGTACCGGGACGCGGTCCGCCGGTTCGCGGCATGGTGCTGGGTCGGCGACTTCGCCACGGACCTGGACAACGACATCCCCCTCCAGGTGACCAAGGAGAGCACCCCACACATGATCAGGTACCTCACCGGCGGGCACGGGAGCGTCGAGATCGCTGTAGCCCCGGACGAGGATGGCCTGATCGACGTCAACCTCCTGGATCGGGACGGATACGGGCTGCACTACCACCTGGCCTACGGGATCCCGGAGGTTCGGGAGGTTCGCGAGCGGGCCGTCATGTTTCTGGACAACAGGATCGAGAAGAACAAGAGGAAGGAGAACCATGTCGGCTGACGACAGGATCGAAATGGACGAGGAGATGGCCGAGTTCTGGGCCGAGGTGAAGGACCGACTGCCCGGACTCCTCGGCCGGGACGGGTTCGTGTCGGTCTACCCGCTGGCCGACCCCGGCGATGTCGACATCTTCACCTCGTGGTGGAACCAGAAGGAGGAGCACATCGCCTCCCTGTACCACTACCCCCGGGTTCCGACGGGCGCGGAGAAGAAGGAGAAGTGGGAGTACGAACCCTGCTTCAACCTCCTCGTCGACGAGCCCGGAACCGACGGGCGCACCCTGACCGACGTCACCCCCAAGCAGGTCGCCGGAGTCATCGAGAAGCGGGCCGCCGACCAGGTCCGGGAGCACCTGCCCGGTGCGTGGACCACGGGGGACTACTTCGAGTGGGACGAGTCCATCATCGCCGACTTCTGCGACTACGCCTGCGAGGCGAAGAACATGGGCGAGTTCGCCGAATACGTGCAGGAGCGGGCCGACAGGACCCTGGCCCGCCGGGCGCTGACCACCATGGTCGACTACCTCCTGCTGGAGGAGGTCCCCTTCACGGTGGCGGTGTTACCCGCCCTCGGGATGAGCAACATCAACCTGCCGGAGCGGGTCATCAAGATCCGTACCGGCCGGGGGACGGCGAAGGTCGCCCTGTCCACACTGGAAGGGACGAACCTGGGGGATGTCGACATCACGATGGGCTCGCGGGGCGTGTCGTACCCGTTCTGCGCCATGACGGGCCTCATCAATGCCGCCGTCAGCGGCGGGCGCAGTGAGGAGGAGGACCGATGAGCGAGAACGGCGGCTTCGAGGCCGTGTGGTTGTACATCAAGGCGCTCCTGCCCCCGGGCCTTGACGGGGCGCTGGAGCCGGGCGGACGGGAGAACGGGATCATCCCCACGAACTTCCACGGTCTCGATTTCGAGATCTTCGGTGAGCCCTTCGGTCTGGTCGTTGAACAGGCCAGCGGCGACGAGCGCAACTTCCGGGACGACGATTTCGAGGACTGGATCGTCGACAAGGTCCTGCGCGCGTGGCTGGAGGAGACCGACTTCTACAGGCACCTCATCATCAGCGCCGGGAGGGTTTTCTGGTTCAACCCCAACGTGGACCCCGAGCAGGCCACGCTCCTGGTCGATGTGAATCCGAAAGGATGCTGGCGCTCGACGCAGGCCCGGCTCGACAGCGCCACCAGGCTCATCGCCTATGAGAAGGCGCGACAGTGGGTGAGCAGCACGCTCAACTTCCTGGCGGTGCGAAGCCAGCGGTGCGTCGTCACGTCGATGGAGAAGCGCAGCGAGGAGTGCACTGAGTACAGGATCTGGGACAAGGAGTACTGTCACCCGATCAAGATCGTCACTGTCTACGCCTTCGGGCGCATCGACATGCGGCCCGTCTCCCACGGGGAGCCCGACACCGCCGAGTTCTGCCCCGGCGGGCGGCCCACGGGGCTGTCGAGCGAGAGCGAGGACGCCATCAAGGCCCTGCTGAACCGGGTGAGGGAGAGTCTGGAAGCCAACAACAGGAGCGAGAAGTGAAGAACGACGATGTCGTAGCCGCTCTCGGGGCCTACATGCTCCTGGCCATGCGTGAGGCCGGGGAGTGGTTCGTGAAGGTCGAGTACCGGCGCAACGCGATCGTGTACCTGTACGCCGCCTCCAGCGAGGTGCGCATCTTCGCCGACGGCGACGTCGTCACCATCAAGAGCGATGACCCCCGCACGCCGGAGGAGCTGGGCGGCCTCCGTCCTGACGACATCGCGTTCGATGTTCACCCCGACGACTCGGGACGAGTGAGCCCAAGTGATTTGGAAGCCCTTAGAATTACCGCCAAGCGGGTGTGGTGCCGCCACAACCCGTGAAGAAAGAGAGGAACACATGAGCAGCACCAAGCCCAGACACTCCTGGAGCGAGGCGCACTACGCCGAAGTCTGGCTCCGTAAGTTCATCCACGAAAACCTGGGCCCTCGATATCAGGGCCTTTCGTCGGACCCGGTTCTCTTCGACCGGGTCTTCAAGGAGGTCCCGACCCGCTGGTCGACTTTCTACGATCTGAGGAAGCGGTTCGAGGACGACCTCGACTCCCTGACCGCCTTCATCGAGGAGTTCCTGACGAAGAGGAAGGGGCGGGGCTGATGGCGCGCATCGTCAACCTGACGGGGCGGCCGCTTCGCATCATCGACCCCGACGACCGGGAGACCACCATCATGGTGCTCCAGTCCGACGGGCCCTCGCCCTCCGTTCGCCACCGTGACGAGGGCATGACCTCGGTGGGCGCCACCGTGCCCGGCTGGAGGGGCGTCACCCGCATCCCCGTGTCGTGCAAGGGGCGGGCCACGCACGCCTTCCTGCCCCCGTATCGTGAGGACACGTTCCTGGTGGTGTCGCGCATGGTGCAGCAGACCGTCGAGGACCTGTTCCCCGAGAGGAACGACATCCTCACCCCCGGGCGCAACGTGCGCCGGGGCGGAGTCCACTACGGCTCCCTTGGCCTGACGGCCTCCGGAGCCACCGCCCGCAGGCTGCTGAAGCGCTGACGGGCGCCCCCGGCCGGAGGGCTCCGGCATGCGGAGGTTCGAGTCCTCCCCGGGGGCCGGGGCCCGCACAAGCGGGCGCGAACAAGAAGAAGGAGAGAACATCATGGCCAAGACTATGGACGACTGGGACGAACTGGCCGAGGCTCTCGATCGGGCGCTGCCCTACGGAGTCAGCGTCTACTTCCCCGGCAAGGAGGACGACGAGGACCACGACCTGCGCCTCATTCCCGGCGACGACGGGACGGCCCGCCTCGTCATCGACCTGGGAGACGAGGACACCGCCTGGAGTGAGGAGACCATCCACCTCCAGTGGGGTCGCGACGAGGGCGCGGACGAGCACGACCCCGACCTTCAGTGGTGGGCGTCGGACTGGTCCCGCTCCGGCGTCGGGTGGACCGGCAGCGAGGCGGAGATGGACGAGGCCATGAACGAACTGGCCGGGGATGTCATCGGCACCGCGCTCGACATGATCCACCACCTGGCCGGGGGCGAGCGCGAGGACGGGAAGATCTACTACAACGACGAGGGCGACGTCGAGATCGACGATGACCTGCGCTACGTACTCGCCGACGCCTACGACAAGGGCGCCATGGACGTGAGGTCGTTCATCCGCGAGACCATCGTGGGCAACATCGACCTCCAGCCCGAGGAGGGGTTCGCCGACGTGCGACAGGACCCGTCGTCGGACCGGATCTTCGTCAACGAGCGCAGCGGCCGAGCGCTGAACCTCGATGTCGACCTGCGTTACCCCTGCGACGGGGGTTCGCGGTGCATGATCACCCGGATCTCGGCGAAGAACAGCGACACGATCTTCATCAAGCGGGCGGCGGAGGCGATGATGAGCCCCGAGGACTCCTCGGAGATGCACGCCGCCATCGGCTGGCTGATCGACGAGGACGCCGAGAAGGAGGAGGAGAACCGATGAGCGACCTCACGCCGCCGAAGTACTGGAAGACGGAGGGCCCGGCCGACTACTGGCTCGACCGGTTCGTCAAGGAGGTGGAGGGACCGGTGGAGAACGCGCAGTTCTTCCGCCTGTCCGCCCTCGTCTTCGACAAAGTCCGAGAAGGCTGGGAGACCAGGATCGTCCTGAAGAAGCAGTTCGCCGACAACCCCGACGCCCTGGCGGAGTTCATCCGATACGACTGCATGCCCGACCGGGCGCGCGAGATGGAGGAGGAGTTTCGTAAGGACAAGGCGCAGTTCCGTAAGGAGATGGAGGCGTCGCGCCGTGAGGTGGAAGCGTGGCTCCGCGAGGAGAAGGAGGCGGACGAGGAGTGACCCGCAGACCCTATAAGGACATCATGGCTCGGGCGCTGGCCAAGCACACGGGGCGGTCCCTGGACGACATCGAGCATCTGGAGCACGCCCGCGGAGTGCGGACGCCGGACGGGTCCTACATACTGGCCCTGTTCGGCGCCCCCGTTCGGGGGTTGGTCGTCAAGCACCGGCAGATCCGCGTCACTCGGAGCTTGAAGCACCTGTCGGCGTCGGACGTCGAGGACCTGCTCACCGAGGCGGACCGGCACTTCGAGGCTTATTGGGCGGCGGTGAACGTCTGCCACGCTCGGGCCCAGTGGATCGTGGCCCTGAAGGAGAACGAGATCGTCCTGTCGAATGACAGGGTGCTTCGCTACGATGAGGCCTTGAGGGCCTTCAAGTGAAGAGCGAGAGAGGAAGAAGGAAGAGAGATGGCAACTGACATCGAACACATGGTTGTCGACATCGTCAACATGAACCTGGACGGGCTGCCCCGCTACCCGTTCGGGCACCCGAACGCGGGTGAGGACGACAGGGACTACTGGCAGGCGGTGGACGAGCTCGCCCACCACCCCCGCTTCAACGACACGCTGATGGACCTGCCCTTCGAGGTCCGTGTCGACTGCGAGGGGGCCCTGCTGTGAGAGGCGCGGAGGAGAGAATCAAGGGCCACCTGCCCAAGGCTATGCGCAGCGCCGTCAGGTTCGAGGACGGTCAGATCACCTGCGACTGGGACGAGCGGACCGCCTGGCGTTACGAGGACACCTTCGGCAGCATGACCATCTGGTCGGGCGGGCGCGACCAGGACATCACCGACGTCGCCGCTGCCATGTACCTCACCGAGCGGGCGTTCACCGACGACATCCTGCCCAGCCTGGACCGGGCGCTCGACGGCATCTACAAGTTCAACGTCCGCAAGGGGACGGTGCGCCTCAAGGGCTCCGGCCTGGGGCCCTTCCTGGACTTGCGGGTGCACGACTACTACAACGACGCCGTGGAGGCCGGGGTCAAGACCCTGGCGGACCAGACGGTGCGCCTGGCCGTCGCTGACGCGGCCACGCGGCTGGGGCCGCACATCATCGAGCGCACGGGCGACGGCGCCACGATCATCACGACAACGCAGGGAACCGTGTACATGAACCCCGAAAACACGAACGGGTACGGGTCCGTGCAGGTCGTAGTCGACACTCCCCGGCAGCACGGTGTCGAGCGCATCGCACCCGGGGGCGCCCTGCCCCGCTACGTTATCTGGGACCTTAACAACCCCAGCGAAGAGAACAACTGAGAGGAGCCAACATGCTCAACACGAAGATCCTGCGCAACGGCCAGGAGGTCACCGTCGCCAAGTTGCGCGGTGTCGTCCGCCGGGTCTCCAAGACCTCGGAGATCGAGGGAATGGAGTGGACGGTGTTCGCCGACCGGCTCGTCGCCCAGCGCGACGCCATGGACTCCCTCGGCGGGGACCAGGAGGCCGTCAGCATCATCGACGACGCCCCCGACGGCCAGAACTGGTCCGTCGTGTTCACTCCGGCCAGGGGGCGGCGATGAACTTCGAGTACTTCAACCCGCCGGGGCGCCCCTACACCGAAGACCGCATCGAACTGTGGTGCGGAAACCTGAAGAGTGCCAAGCGAGTGCACTGGGAGTACTTGGACGACATGCTCAACCGACTGGTCGACATGGCCAACGCCTGGGACGGGCGGGCCGAACGAGACAAGTGGATGTCGTGGGTCCACTCCGTGATCCTGGCGTCCACTGCCCAGCGCACCTTGGTTCACCGGCCGGATGGATTCTCCCGCCTCGACGACGCCCCTGACGGCACGCAGTGGATGATGCGGATCAACCCCTACGAGACGCAGACCGGAACCGACGTGGCAAAGAAGGGGGACGACGATGAGCGCTGAGGACAAGAGGACGAACGAGCTGGCCCTGGCCATGCTCGGCCTGCGCGCGGCCATGATCCGCAAGGGGTACCGCCCCCTGCCCACCGACGAGAGCCGCGGGGCGGAGGGCCTGTGCATGATCGTGTGGATCATGGGCGGCCAGGAGTGGACGGCGGTCATCACCGCCTGGGACATTCTCACCCTGATGCGGCGCACCGGGCGCCCAGGAGAACTGATCGAGATCAACCTCGACACCGCCCGCCTCGACAAGCCGGACCTGATCGTGGACCGGATCCTGCCGTCGCTCCTGTTCATCGACGTCCCCGTCAAGTAGGAAAGAGAGGAAAGAGAGATGACCAACTACATCGAGGAGCGGCTCCGGCAGCTCATGAGCGAGGGCACGCCGCCCGTGCGGGTGTCGGCCGCCTTCCTGGAGAACGACAAGTGGGACGACGAGGGCGGCGCGGACGTGAGCATCTGCATCCGACAGCCCTGGCTGTGGCACGTGATGGGCGTCCTGAGGGGCCCGTACTACTACCTGCGTGACCACGGCATTATGGCCCCGGAGATCGCCTTCCACATCAACGAGCCGGACCTGCTCACCGACGGCGAGCACATGGGCTACCAGCGCTGCGGCGACGTCGTCTACTACCGGGGTGACAACGTGGGTGACATCCTGCGCGACCTGGCCGGCGACGTCGAGGACCTGGCCCGCAATACTCTGAGGAAGCACGGCGATGAGGCTTCGTGACTACCAGGCGGCGGCGGTCGAACAGGTCGCCGCCGCCGGGGGCACGGGCCTTTTGGCCCTCGCCCTAGGAGCGGGAAAGACCCTCACGGCCCTCGCCTGCGCCGAGCGGAGCCTGAAAGAAGAGGGGAAGGAGCCGAAGGACGCCCGCGTCCTCATCGTCGCTCCTCTTCACACCATCGACGGCTGGCGACGGCACGTCCGAGAAGTGTGGGGCATGGAGCTGCGCGAGTGTGCGGCCAAGGGAGCGGACAGGGAGGCGAACCTCGAAGCCCTGTGGGACAGGAACGAGAAGGGGGTCTTCTTCATCGGCTGGTCCCTCATGACCGCCCGCAACAAGCACAAGAAGAAGGACAAGCGGGGGAGGATGGTCTCCGCACCCGACACTCACGCCTTCGGAGGAACCCTCTTCGACATCCTCATCGCCGACGAGGTCCACCGCGCCTGCAACCCCCAGTCCCTCAACTCCAAGGTCCTGTGCCGGATCCGCGCGAAGCGGCGACTGGCCCTGTCGGCAACCCCGGCCGGGAATATCCCGGCCAACATCTACGGCGCCCTGCACTTCCTGTGGCCCGTGCGCTACACATCCTTCACCCGCTTCGCCGACTTCTTCTTCAAGTCGCAGTACAACCCGTTCTCCGACACCGGGTACGGGAAGCTCTACGGCGAAGAGAAGCAGCCCGGACGAGTGCGGGCCACGACCCCGTGCTGGGTGTCGGTCACCAGGCAGCAAGCCCTGCCCGAACTGGCCGATGTCGACATCCGCCGGGTCGCCGCAACCATGACCCGCGATCAGAAGCGCATCTATCGTGCGTGGCGGGACAAGGCGATCGCGTGGCTCGACGATCACCCCGTCGTTGTCAACCTCCCCGTCGTCCTCGACACCCGCCTCCAGCAGGCCACCCTCGCCCAACCGGTTGTCCTGGACTACACCACGCAGACCGGCGGGGTACGAGAAGTCGTCACCTTCGACAAGGACGCCCGGAGCGGGAAGATCGACGCGCTGCTCGACATCCTCCAAGACCTGGGCGACGAGCGGGTCATCGTCTTCACCCACTCCCGCAAGTTCCTCACTCCCCTGCGGTGGCGCCTGGAGAAGGCCGGCTACCGGGTGGAGCAGGTGTCAGGCGACGACCACGAGGGCTGGCGCACGTTCCGCGACGACCACGGGGTGCAGATCCTCCTGGCTGTCGTCTCGGCCATTGCCGAAGGCGTCGACGGGCTCCAGACGGACTGCCACACGGAGATCTGGTTGTCGAGGGACTCCTCCCTGGTCATCAACGAGCAGGCCCAGGGGCGGCTTCACCGTTCGGGGCAGAAGCGGGGTGTCGTGCGCTACCTGGTGCAGTGCCCCGGGACCATCGACGACACCGTCGTCGGAAGACTTGCCGAAAGGCACCGCGCCCTGACGGAATCAGGGCTCATCTAGAAGGAAGAGGACATCGTGAACGATGACGAACTGTCCGAACTGATCGAACGACGGGCCGGGCTCATCGAGGCCCGCTCCGCCGTCAACAGGCAGCTGACCGGACTCAACCAGGCGATCGCCGCCGAGATGACCCGACGGGGGCTCGACCGCTACGACGGCGCCGTGCTCACCCGCCGGTCGCACTTCCGCCCCTTCGTCGCCGCCGCCCTGCTCGACGAGAGGCTCGTGTCGACGGATGAGCGGATGGGCGTGTACAAGGAGGTCATCGACCCCGGTGCCCTGAAGGAGCGGTTCCCCGACATCTACGCTCAGGCGTGCGAGCCCGGTGAGCCCTACCTGGTGCAGCGGGTTCGGAGCGACGGCGAAGACGAGGGCCTGTGATGTGGGGTTCTGAGGCCACCGGCCGGGCCCTGGAGATTGTCGGAGCCCCCACGGACCGGGACCGCCAGCGCCACGTCGGCCCCTCCGAGCTCGGCGAGGTGTGCGAGCGGTGCCTGGCCGACAAGATCCGGGGTACCTACGAGGACAAGAGGGCGGGGACACCGCTCGCCCCGCTGCTGGGCACCGCCTTCCACCTGCTCGCCCAGCAGCGCTTGTCGAACTCCCCGGAGGGGCGGGCGGGGCTGGTCCTCGTGGAGAAGCGGGTCGACGTCGCCCAGATCGACGGCTACGGGCCGATCCGGGGCACTGTCGACCTGTTCGACACCGCCCGGCGGGAGGTCATCGACTGGAAGGTCCTGTCGAAGGCCCGCATGGCGGGGGTCTCCTCCGTCGTGCACAACCGCCTGGACGGCTCGGTCCTGATGGACCGGGACAAGATCATCTGGGAGACGGCCTGGAAGTACTACGCGCAGATGATGCTCTACGGCTACGCCCTGGAGCGCGACGGCTACGAGGTGGAGCGGGCGAGCCTGCTCATGATCCCGCGTGATGCGTCCACGGACGTTCTGCCGGGCGCGGCCCGGACGCTGGTGTTCCAGTACCGCCGGGCCGTCGCCGAGGCCGTCCTGGGCCGTTTCAGCGAACTCGTGACTAGGGTTCGGAACGAAGAGGGGATGTCGAGCGGGGAGTACGAGTCCTCGCCCGGCTGCTACCGCTGTAAGCGACTGAAGAAGGAGGAGGCCGACATGGCCGCATGGGGAGGTATGCCGTGATCACCAGTATCGGCATGATCGAAGAGGCGCTGAGGAAGGCGGGGTGGGCGCTCGACCGGCCCCGCAACAACCTGGGCCGCTACCGGGCGGTCTACACCAAGGACGGGCGTCAGCTCGCCCTCGTCGCCGGTCACAACGGCACCGTCGCCATCTTCGAGTGGAGCGAGTCGATGGGCTGGACGCGCGCCTACACGGGCTACCACGACGAGGTCCTGCACTGGGTCGAGCGGGAGGCGCGATGAAGGGTTCGGCGATTCGCACCAGGGGCATTGAGCGTGCCCTGGAGAGGATGGGGCGGCTGCCCGACCTGATCGTCAGCGATGGCGAGGAGGTGCGGCTTCTGTGTGGAGACAGCACCACGATGTGGACCATCACCAATGAGCTCAACATCGACACCGAGCCGCTCGTCCTCGCGCTGACTCGTCCGGCTGGCACGAGGAAGCACGACCGTATCGAGTGCACGCTGACCAGCCGGGGCGAGGAGGTCAACCTGCACACTGAGGATGACCTGGAGCGTCTGGTGGCCTTGTGGCGGCTGCGCGGTGTCGAGGGCGCCGAGCTCGTCGACACCCTGCTCCTGCCGGGCTGGAAGCAGCTGGCTCTGTTTCCGCTCGACGAGGCCGACGGCGGCGGAGAGGCGGCGTGATGTCGACATCAGCTTTCGATAAGATGCTCGCGGCAGCCGGTTTCACGGCGGAGGACCCGCAGGAGCTCAAGGATATCTCGGTACTCATGTACGGAGGGGCAGGGAGCGGAAAGACGAGTTTTTCGGCCACCGCATCCAGGGTCCCCGAAATGTCCCCCGTCCTTTACCTCGATTTCGAAAGGGGCACGCTTCCCCTGAGGGAATGGGGCGAGCTGGACAAGATCACCATCATCCACCTGGACTCCTGGGCCGACACCCACCGGTTCATCGCCCAGGTTGTCCGGCCCACGATGAACAGTAGGTCCTTCCCCTACCGCACCGTCGTCTTCGACACCATCGACAAGCTCCAGGAGCTCATCGTGGGCGAGTCCCGTACGGCCAATCCCGGCAACAACTACAAGCCGTGGGCCGACGCCTACGACAATGTCATGACGCTGATCAACGCCTTCATGCGATGCGATGGCGTCAACCTCCTGGCCCTCACCCACGTTGCCCGGGTCACCAACTCGGTGACCGGGGAGACCGAGATCGGACCGGCCTTCCGGGGCCAGCAGTCCGACAAGCACATGCCCTCCAACTTCGACTTCGTCGCCTACATGAGGTCGGGCAGGTTGGAGAGCGGGCAGTTCGCCGTCCGAGCGGACTTCGCTCTGCCGGGGGCCATCACCAAACGCCGGGTCAAGGACTTCCCCGACTTCTTGGAGAACCCCACCATGGGCCGGGTCTGGATGCTCGCCCACAACACCGAAGCCACTACCAGCACCACCACAACCAATAAGGAGAGCGCATGACCGCCAACGACCCCTTCGCCGCCTTCCCCGCTACCGCCGCCGGTACGTCCGGCGCGGACCTCACCGCCCTGGACGGCCTCGACCTGTCCCAGGTGGAGGTTGCGGAGGAGTTCTCGTTCCGCGCCCCCGAGCCCGGTTTCCACAACGCCGTCGTCACCAAGACGGAGTGCCGGCTGTCGTCCAAGGGCTTGCCGATGGCCGTCCTCACGTACGCCATCGACGACGCCAACGACCCCGACCACGGTGTCGTCGTGCTGGGGTACACGGTCCTCTACTTCAAGCGCACGGAGCAGGGGCGGACCACGCGGGTCCTCAACCCCGGTTTCCGGCGGATGCTGGAGGCTGTGGACCTGTGGCGCGAGGACCCGCGTGAGCGGGCGCCCATGCTCAACGCGGCTGGGCTGAAGACGACCGTCGACCGCCTGTTCGCGCTGATGCTGCGTCGCAAGTGCACGATCAAGACGTCTGTGGCCCCGCCGCGTCAGCGCGTGGACCGTGAGACGGGGCAGCCGATGTTCAACCCCGACGGCTCTCCGCTGATGGGCAGCCCGCGGGGGCAGGTCGACGAGGTGGAGTACGAGCCGGTCGACAGCTCGACCACTCCGTTCTGATCCCCTGATGCCCGGCCGGGGTCTCGTCTTGTGCGGGGCCCCGGCCGGGTCAACAAGGAAAGAGGAGAAGCCATGCTTTTGTTCTACTACGAGAAGAATGAGCTGCGGGCGTTCGTCGACGACGACGGCGCCTGGTTCGTCGCCGCGGACGTGGCCGTGGCCCTGGGGTACCGGGACTCGCCCAACATGCTGCGCAGGTTCAGTAAGAACGAGGTCCGCTGGTTCAAGGTGCCCGGGCGCCGGGGGGTGCATGATGCCAGGGCGGTGTCGGCCCGGGCTCTGATCGGGTTGGCGTTCAGGTCCCGGTCCGAGCGGTCCGAGGGCTTCTACCGCTGGCTGCTCGACGATGTCCTGGATGTCGAGCTGCGCAAGGACGCCCGGGAACGGGCGAGGGCGGAGGCCGTGTCGTGCTGACACTGGAGTACAAGGGCTACCCGGTCCGCCTGTTTGAGGACGTCGACGGGCGAGTGTGGTTCGTGTCGAAGGACGTGGCGGCGGCCTCGGGCTACAAGAGCGCGTCTGAGTTGACCCGGGTGGTTGACACGAGAAACCTTAGGCCCTACACTGTTCACACGAACAGGGGGACGCGCACGTCCTCCCTCGTTCGCGGCGAGGATCTGCTCGACAGCCTCTCCCGCAGTCGCCTCCCGAAGGCCGAGGCCTTCAGGAAGTGGCTCCTGGACGAGGTCCTGACCGTCGGTCTGCGCCACGACATCCACACCATCAACCAAGAAGGAGAGACACCGTGACAGACACCGCACTGACTCCGTTCCGCTATGGGGACGAGCAGGTTCGCACCTACGAGGATGAGAAGGGAGAGCTCTGGTTCGTCGCCATCGACGTCGCCCGCATCCTTGGATACAAGGACGCCACGCACTTGACTCGCGTCCTTGACAGCGACGAGAAGGGGCTCCGCTCTGTGGAGACCCTTGGCGGGGAGCAGACCCTCAGTACCATCTCCGAGGCCGGACTCTTCCACGCTCTCAACTCGGCCCGCGTCGAGGCGGCCCGGCCGTTCAAGCGCTGGGTCAACCACGAGGTCCTCCCGTCGATCAGGAGGACCGGCTCCTATAGCCTGCCCGGGGCGGCACCCGTTCCGAGCGCCGGGGACCCGGCTCTGGTCAGGGCCAAGGGGCTGATGGAACTGGTTGCCCTCGCCAAGGACGTCATCAGCCCTGACTACCTGGAGGCCAAGGCCAGGATCGTCCTGGCGCGAGCCATGGGCGACACGCCCGAGATCGAGGCGAGCGCTCGCCCCCTGTACGTTCAGGACTACATGCGCGAGAAGGGAGTGTCGGGCAAGAACCTCAAGAGCTACGCCCCTACCTTCGGCAAGTACGTCAAGGAGGCCTACAGGGACGAGCACGATGGCAAGGATCCGGGTGTGTACTTCCAGGAGACCCCCTCCGGGCAGGTCCGTGAAGTCTGCGCCTACACCGAAGCCGACCGGCCCCTGCTCGACCGCATCTGGAACGAGCGCTACGCCGAGAAGCTGGGCAATCCCGCATAAGGAACCCGACCAGGAGAAAGAGAGACAACATGACCGCATCAACGATGATCACCCTTCACTACGAGGACGAGCCGGTCCGGGTGGTGATGGAGGAGGACGGATCCCTCTGGTTCGTCGTCAAGGACATCGGAGACATCCTCGGCTACTGCAATGCCCTGAACCTCCTGAACGGTCTCGCCCCCGACGCCTCCGAGCTGCGCGTCGTGAAGACGAGCAGGGGTCGACGCAAGGTTCGGGTCGTGACATCCGCCGGTGTGTTCTGGATGCTGCACAAAACGAAGTGGGATGCCACCCCCGGTTTGCTTCACTGGCTGGAGCGCGAGGTTCTGAACGTCAGTCTGAAGCCCGGCGCCTGGGTTCAGGGCGAAGTCGTCAGGGAGGGCTGACATGACCCTCGACGAACTCATCGAGAAGCTGACACGGCTGCGTGACGAGGAGAGCGGCGACACCATCGTCGTCGTCCGAGGCTACGAGAGCGGTTACGACCGCGTCGACGAGATCAGGACGATCGACGCCTACGACAGCCGCGCCCGGGGAGGCCACGAGAAGTGGTGGGAGGGGCGCTACGACGAGAGCGCCCTCTTCGCCCACGCTCGGGGCACCGACCCCGTCCACGTCGTTCACCTGGTGAGCGCCACTGACAAGACCTTCGACTGAGGACCGGGCCCCGGCGTCGCTAAACTGACGGCGTCGGGGCCGCGTCGTCCCCGCGCAAGAGAGGAAGAGAAACACACATGGCCTTCTTCGAAGAGGTGCTGCCCGACACGCCCGGCTGGGTGCCCATCATCACCAAGGACCCCTTCGGGCGGCTCACCGTCTTCAAGTGGTTCTCCTGGCCCGACGAGAAGGCCGCCATGGGGCGCTACGTCGAATCTCACGGGGCGGGCGACGTCTACTTCAAGCCCATGACGTTCACCCAGCCGCCCTCCCTGAGCGACCCCCGCCACGCCACGAAGGCCAACGTGCTGCGCTGCGACGTCGTCTACTGCGACGGCGACGACATGGACCCCTCCAAGCTCGCAATCCTCCCCACCACGTTCGTGCGCACCAGTCCAGGGCACTGGCACGGGTACTGGCGGTTCCTGGACGCCGGCACCCTGTCGAACAACGACATGGAGGACCTGTCGCACGGGCTGTACAACGCCCACGCCAACGACGGCATGGACCGCGGCTGGCCCCTGGCCAAAATGCTGCGCGTCCCCTGGTCCTACAACACGAAGCCCGAATACGGCGCCCCCTTCCGCGTCACCCCGTACTCCGAGGAGACCGTCAGGAGAAGAGGGGCGGGCGGTGTCGACCTGGTCGAGATCCAGCGCGAAGGCGAGGCCGTCACCGTCGCCGAGTTCGCCGCCCACTACCCCCCGGCCGAACCCCTCTCCCAGGAGGAGCTCGACTCCAAGGTCCCCCAGGAGCAGGACCCCAACGAGATCTACCGCCTGCTCGCCCTGGTCAACAACAGCGTCGCAAACGACCTGTTCATGATCCGCCCCGAGATCGGCGACGACTGGTCCGCCCGCATGTACCACCTCCAATGCATCCTCATGGAGGCCGGGTTCGACGCGCGCTCCTGCTACCTCGTCCTGCACGAGGCCGCCTGCAACAAGTACAGGCGCGACAACCGCCCCGACATCGACCTGTGGGTGCAGGTGCAGCGCGACGCCGCCCGCTGGAGGCAGTACCACGACGGCGAGGACTTCATCATGGACGACGACGCCGACATCCTGCGCGTCCTCGGGCTGACCCCCCTGGAGGGCGTCAACCAGTTCGGCGACGAATCCTCCCCCGAAGCGCTCGTCGACCGCCTGCCATCCGTGCTCGACGCCGACGCCAACGGCCTGTACTGGACGCGCGTACAGTTCCTCCACCCCGAGGAGCAGCCCATCAACGACACGTTCATCGACGCCTTCACCTCCTGGGTCGGACACAAGTCCCCGCAGGCCCCCTGGGAGTTCTCCGTGGCGGGCGGCCTGGCCATGCTCTCCGCCCTCCTGTCGCGCTACGCCAAACTGCCGCTCACCTTCACCGACATGGGCCTCAACCTGTACTGGCTAGTCCTGGGGCGCACCACCCAGTCACGCAAGAGCACCGCCCTGCGCCTGGCCCGCGGCGTCCTGAACGATGTGGCTGAGGAGGTGGGTGTCGACAGCAGCGGCTACGAGGCCCCAGAGGACGCCACCGCCGAGGCCCTCCAGGAGTGGCTGGGGGACCTCCCCCGCCTGTCCACGCTGCTCAGTGTCGACGAGGTCCAGGACACCTTCGCCGCCGCCTCCCGCAAGGGCTCCTACATGGCCGGGTTCATCCCCATGCTCACCAAGATCTACGATGGCAGGGTGCCCGCCATCCTGCGCAAGACCGGGGGCCTGGCCAGAAAGGGCGGTGTCGACCACCAGATGTCGTTCTACGGCACCGGCATCTTCGACCTCACCGCCCGCTACCTGACCATGGAGCGCATCATCTCCGGTTTCGTACCCAGGTGCCTGGTCGTCGTCGACTCCCGCGAGGGCTTCGACCCCGGCGCCAACGACGTCGCGTGGCGTACGGGTGAGCGGGCCCGTGTCGACCAGGTGCGCGACATGCTCATCCACCACCTGACCTCCGTGGTCAAGCACTGGGACAAGGGCTTCCAGGCCGCCGTCCCGGTGTCGGGGCCCTTCGACGACCTGCGCGTGCCCCTCAAGTGCGAGCAGGACGCCCTGGAGAGGTGGAAGTGCTTCGCCTATGACGTCACGTTCCTGGCCGCAAACCACCCGCTCAACGCCGTGGCCCTGTTCCCCACCTGCGAGCGGCTGTCGTTCTCCGCCCTGCGGGTGGCGGCCCTGCTGGCCATGACGGAGATGAAGGACACCATTGAGCTGCGCCATGTCGTCAAGGCGATCGACCTGGCCGGGACGTGGGCCAGGTGCGCCGAGGCCCTGGTCAACCAGGTCGACTCCAATGGCTTCAGCCGGATGGTGTCCGACGTCGAGCAGTGGGTCGCCTCCCAGCCCGGCCACCGGGTATCGTACGCCGCCCTGGTCACAAAGTTCCAGAACAAGTTCGACGGGCCCGAGCAGATCACCCGAATCCTCATGCACTGCCAGAAGAAAGGAACCCTGCGAGACATCCTGCCCAACCCCGACCGCCCCGGCGACCGCGAGGTCATCTACACGGCCCGGACCGTAACCGACGCATAGCAAACCAACACAACAAGAAGAGAGAGAGAACCATGATCACCCACCGAGAGCCGGCCAAAACCGTCTACTCACCGCACCCCCTCCTGGGGGCGCTCCTCGACCACCGCTTCGGCGACTGGCGCATCACGTCCCTCGACCCGGCGGGGTGGACGTCCACCCGCGGCGCCGTGTTCGACATCAAGTGCGTCTTCTGCGGGCGGCACAGCCAGGCGTCCGCGTCGGGGCTGCTCGAAGGGCCGCTGTGCGGCTGCAAGGCGGGCATCAAGGCCAAGGGGCGCCAGCGGGCCGCGAGCGACCTGCGCCTGCGCAAGTCCCTGCTCAAGCGGGCCGACAACTGGCGCAAGAGCCCCGGGGGCATGACGTGGGCCAACGGCACGGAGGCCGTCAACTGGGTCCTGTCCAACTTCAACCTCCCCCCGTTCGACGACATGGACGGCTGGTCGTTCATGCGTCCCGACAGCAGCCTGCCGTGGGGGCCGGACAACATCGCCTTCCGCCCCAAGTTCGAGGTGCGCCAGAAGGTCGGCGAGGTTCCGTGGCGGGTCAAGGGCGAGGAGCGCCGCCGTCTCAAGGCGCAGAAGCAGGAGGCCGGCGATGAGTGACTTCTGGGCCGCCAAGCCCGTGTTCCTGGTGCCCGACCCCCCCAACTTGACCGACGAGCAGATCGGGGTGCTGCGCGACGTCAAGATGGCAATGGGTCGCAACATCGACCTGGCCGGAACCAACTGGCCTCTGGACCCCCGCCGCCCGGCCATCGGCCTGTTCGGTGTCGAGGGCCCGTGGACGGCGCCCGCCGACGGCGGCTTCGACGAGATCTGGCCGCTCGTCCTCCAGGGCCGTTGGACAGTGACCGCCTCGGAAACGGGCGGGACGCCGTGGATGACGCAGGACGTCCTGTGGCTCGACATCGAGACCTACTCGCCCGTCGACCTGGCAAAGAGCGGAGTGTATAAGTATACAGAGCACCCGGATTGGCGGATCCTCATGTGCTCTTGGGCGCTGAACGACGGCGGGGTGCACCGAGCCGAAGGGCACGAGGCGATCCTTGAAATCCCCGGCCTATTCGATAGGAAGGTCCTCAAGATCGCCCACAACGCCTCCTTCGAGCGCATCAACCTGTCCCGTCTCAAGAGCCGGAAGAAGTTCCTGCCCCCCGAGCAGTTCTTCGACACCGCCGCCCTGGCCCGCACGTGGGGCCTGCCCTCCTCCCTGAAGGACTTCGCCCTGGCCATGGGCGCCGAGGAGAAGGACGAGGCCGGAGCCCGGCTCATCAACCTGTTCTCCAAGCCCAGCCGCAAGGGCGAGCGGGTGACTGCTGAGGAGAAGCCCGACGACTGGGCTGCGTTCGGCGCCTACTGCGACCAGGACGTGGAAACCATGCGCGACGCCGCCAAGCGGCTCGGGCGCGACTTCCCCCGTGGTGAACGCGCCGTCTACGAGGTAGACCAGCGGATCAACGACCGGGGGGTTCGTGTCGACGTCGAGCTGGCGAGAGCCGCTGAGCGCTGCTTCAAGGACAACAGGACCGAAGCGTTGAAGGAGATTGAGAAGATCGCCGGTGTCGACAACGGCAACTCGGTGGCCCAGCTGAGGGCGTGGCTGAAGAGCCGGGGTGTCGACACGGAGGACCTGCGCAAGGATACGGTCAAAGAACTGTTGGAAGGGGAGATCCCCGACGACGTCCGCCGGGTGCTCACGCTGCGCCAGGAGTGCGCGGTGTCGGCCGCGGCCAAGTTCACCGCCGCCATCCGGGCCACGAACGGCGACGGCCGCCTGCGGGGTACGATGCAGTTCTTCGGTGCTTCGACGGGTAGGTTCGCCGGTCGGCTCATCCAATTCCAGAACCTGGCTCGTGATGGCTTCAAGGGGCTTGACGGCAACTACGACACCGCCGCTGAGGAGGCTGCGGTCGGGAGGCTGCTGGAGGGTGGCTCGATCCCCTCGCCGGAGCTGAAGAAGCTGATCCGCCCGCTGCTCATGGGGCCGTTCGTCGTGTGCGACTACTCGTCGATCGAGCCCCGTGTGCTGGCGTGGTTGGCGGGTGAGCAGTGGATGATCGACGCATTCAACAACAATGAGGACATTTACGTCGCCACGGCAGAACGCATGGGCGGCGTCGAACACGGATTCGATCGGCAGAAGGGTAAGGTCGCCACCCTGGCCTGCCTGCCCGGATCATCGAGGATTCTCACGAATCGGGGCCTGGTCTCCTTGCGAAACGTTCGTATCTCCGATAAGGTATGGGATGGCTCTCGGTTTACCAGGCACGGAGGGGTTGTCTACCGAGGGCGGAGGAGAGTGATGACCTATGACGGACTCACCGCGACGCCGGACCACCTCACCTGGGCGTGGGGCATGGGGGCACCGGGGCTGGTACGACTCGAAGACGCCGCCGCCAGCGGATCACGTCTCGTACAATCAGGATCAGGTAGGACTCCGCTTCGGGTGGGTGGAGATCCTGACCGCGGAGCGTCGGTACACTCGGGGTTGGTGCGACTCCATGGTGCTGACCCGGTGCACCGGTTGCGGCCGCGAGCAGTGGACGAACTACACGAACCTGAAGACGGGGAAGTCGAAGGGGTGCTGGCCTTGCAGTCGTCCTCGGAAGATCCCCAAGAAACTGGACCGGGTGCTGACCCAAGCGAAGCAGCGGTGCACCAACCCGAACGACGCGAACTACGCCCGCTACGGCGGTCGGGGTATCACCTTCGACTTCGACTCGGTGACCGAAGCGGGTCTGTGGATCCTGGAGAACCTGGGTCCGTGTCCCGAGGGGTACGAACTCGATCGCGTGGACAACAACCGCGGGTACGCTCCCGGGAATCTGCGGTGGGCTACCCGGGCACAGAATATGGCGAACAGAAGGTGCACCCGACTGGAGGAGTACCGTCCCGAAGAGTGGCCGTACGAAGCGCCCACTGTTCGGCGCAAGCTTTCCGAAGGCTTTTCGAGAGAAGAAATCTTCCGGCAAGCCGAGTTGGCTGTGAAGCAGAAGCGCAAGGGCTGGCGTCGGATCCAGCAGCGGTTGACGTCTATGACATCCGAAATGCGGGCCCGCAACATCGGTACACCGCGAACGGAGTCCTAGTACACAACTGCGGGTACCGGGGCGGTGTCGGCGCCATGCTCGCCATGGGGGGACGACGCGTACTCCCCCCGAGTGCTTCGGAGGATGAGGTTCGAAAGCGGCTCAAAGAGATCGTCGACGCTTGGAGGGCCCAGTCCCCCGCCGTCCGGCGCTTCTGGTCGCAGCTGGAGCGCATCCTCTACACCGGTGGGGGTGTCGAAACCGGCCTGGTCAGCATCGAGGTCAAGGGGCAGGACCGCTACGTGTGGCTGCCCTCCAAGAGGCCCATCGTCTACCGGGGCCTCACCCGCCGCTGGAGGCAGCCCCTCGACGTCGACGGCACCCCGCTCGGCCCCGCCCGCCTCGTACCCCACGTCCTCAACACGGGGGGCGACAGGGCCCGGGTCCCCTACAAGCCGCTGCACGGGGGCATCATCACCGAGAACATCGTCCAGGCCGTCGCGCGCGACATCCTCGTCCAAGCGCTACGGAACCTGGAGGAGGCGGGCTGGCCCGTCGTCACCCACATCCACGACGAGGTCGTCTGTGAGATCCCCCAAGACAAGCGAGACCTCAGCGAGGCCGAGCTCGTCACCGAAGTGTCCGAGATCATGTGCCGTCCGCCCTCCTGGGCCGACGACGATCTCGTGATCAAGGCCGCCGGTTACACCTGCCAGCGGTACCACAAGGAATGACAAGAGAGGAAGAGGAGAACATGTCCGACGACATGATCAACCACCCGCCCCACTACAGGCTCGGCGACCGCGAGGTCATCGAGATCACCGAGCACCTGGACTTCCTGTCCGGCAACATCGTCAAGTACATCTGCCGCGAGGGGCGCAAGAGGGGCGCCGACCCCCTGGCCGACCTGTACAAGGCGCTGTGGTACCTGGAGCGCAAGATCCGCCTCTACGACGGAATCCACGACAACATCCGGCACTCCGACTGCGCCCCGTACGCCTTCATCCGCGACGCGAAGATCGTCCTGAAGGCCGCCGGTGTCGACACCACGAACGTGACCGCCCTGGCGGGCATGCTGTTCACTCGGGGCGGGCGCCTGTACTACAACACCTGCGTCGACCCGGAGAACGTCGGCAGCCACGGATACGTGGAGGCCTCCGTCCCCTGGCCCGACGAGACCGAGCTCAAGCTCCTGCGCGCCCAGCGCGACCTGAAGTACCTCGACGAGGAGCGCGCCGAGCTCGCCGACACCATCCGCCGCCTGGCCGCACAGGTCGAGGCCGGGAACGACAAGAAGGAGAGCACCGATGAGTGACATCGACCCGGCCGTCGCCCGCGCCGTCGACGAGATCGACTACGTGGGCCATAACACCGTCAACCCCTACAACTACCTGGCCGAGATCATGTTCCTGACCTCGGCCGCCTGGAGCAGCGGGGCCAAGCGATTCTCCCTGTCCGCCATCGCCGCCCGCGCCGCCCTGTGGGTCGCCTACCTCGATGAGAAGACCGACGGCACGTCCCTGCACGGCCTGCGACGCCGCCGGGGACGGGCGCGTCGCGTCCTGGAGAACGAGGTCATCGCCGAGTACCAGCGCGCCTACGACAAGCACCACGGCCGCACCCCCTTCAACCCGGAGGTGGTCGAGCAGATGAAGTTCGTGATCCTGGCCGAGGAGGTCGGCGAGGTCGCCCGCGCCCTGACCCCCGACGCCGACACCCCCGTCGGTCACGCGGGGAACCTGCGCGACGAGCTCATCCAGGTGGCGGCCATGGCCCTGGCCTGGTGCGCCCGCATCGTCGTCGACACGGAGCGGAGGAACAACCCGTGAGCCGTGGCAGCAAGGTTGCGATCCGCATCGAGATGCACCCCAACGGCGTGCACATCATCGACAACGTCGGCGGCCAGGCGCTGTGGGGCGGCGTCAACGAGTTCGACATCATCTGGTCGCCCGCCCCCTTCGACCCCCGCGCCCAGCCCGAGCGGGTCCGGCGCTCCCGGGCCTGCGGCGTGGCCGCCATGCTGCGGGCCCTGACCCGGGTGTGGTTCGATAAGGGCGACATCCCCGTCCTGGCGTGGCACCGGGGCAAGGAGGGCTGCGACCCCGCCCGGGCGGTGGCGTGCCGGGCTGTCGCCTCGCACGCCAAGGGCTCCGGGCGCTGGCGCAAGGCTGAGCCGGGCGACCTTCGCGGCGAGGACGCGGTGGTGATCGAGGCGTGAACGTCGGAAGTTGGTTCGCCTATTGGTTCTTCACCGTGCCCCTGCTCGGCTTCTGCACCGCGTACATGTTCACCGTGGACGGCCACGAGGAGGGCTTTTCCAAGTGGTGGTTCCGGGCCCTGTGCTGCCTGTCGATCGCACTGGTGTGCTTCGGCGTCATCGGGGCGGTGATGGGCTGGTGAAGGACGTCATCATCGCCCTGGTTGGGGTCGCCTTCCTCTCCTTCCTCTTCGACATCACCACGAGGGAGCGGGAGGACACGGCCAGCTGGGTTCTCAACTTCCTCGCGACGCCGATCGCGGCGCTGGTCGTGCTCGCCTCGTACTACTTCTACGGAGGTGGACGATGAAGTACGCACTCACATTCACCGCGGCGTTCATGCTCTCGTTCTCGCTGAATGAGATCGCCGAAGCGTTCGAGGGGCCCGTCGGCGTCATGATCAAGGTGCTGGCCGTCCCGGCCGCCGCCCTCACTGTCTGGTTGGTGGTGAGTACGCTGTGACCAGGATCTTCGCCTACGACCCGGGGGTGTCGACCGGGTGGGTCCTGGGGGTTGTCGACGGCGACGACGTCGAAATCGTCGAGTACGACCAGTTCACCGCCCCGAGCCACGCCGACACGGCGTTCACGCTCAAGGGCGCCATCTGGTGCTACAAGCCGGACGTCGTCGTCGGCGAGCGCTTCGACCTGCGCCCGCACAACCAGTTCCTCGCAGACCTCACCCCGGTGAAGGTCAACGCGATCATGGACTACATCTACGACAAGCAGCCGATCGTCTACCAGACGCCGACGCAGGCCAAGACGCTGGTTCGTGACACTACGCTGAAGGCGTTGGGGTTCTGGCCGACCGGCAAGTCGGTTGACCAGCCGGACGCTGACGACGTGCGCGACGCCGCACGCCACCTCTACCACTACTGTGCCATGACTCTTCGCCTGAAGGGCCTGCTGGAGCGCATGTCGAGGTAGGAGGCCAAGAGAGGCCCGCCCTTCTTCCTTCGGGGAGGAGGGCGGGCTTTTTCGTGTTCCGGCTCAGTTGTTCCTGCGGCGTCGCTGCAAGCGCTCGACCTCGACCTTCAGGTCGTGCACCTCAATACGCAGGCGGTTGTTCTCCTCCTGGTACTGGGCAATGATCGTGTCCTTCGTGTTCAGAGCCGCCTGAAGGCTCTCCAGGCCGAACCTGGAGCGGGCCATCTCTGCCTCCCCGACGCCCCGCTTGCGGTCGGAGCTGACTTTGATCCAGGAGCCCCAGGCGGCCAGGGCGGAGGTGATGAGGGCGATGACGGACCCCACCGTGGTGAGCAGGGGCGTCAAGCGATCACCCCCTGTCTGTGCCGTTACCGTTGCGATCGCGTAGCGCGGTGAGGATTATGGCTCGGTGTCTGAGCCACCGCAGCCAGTTCATTCTAGCGGACAGCAGGAACACGACGGACAGGAGCAGGGCGGATCGGGCCCCGAAACCGTGGGCGGATACGACGAGGATCCAGGAGGCCGACGCGCACCCCAGGACGAGGGGCAGGATAACCATCTCCGCCTGCGAGCGCCCGGTCAGGCAGGCAAGCGCGCAGCCGCCGGCCATGACCGACAGGGCGATGTGGACGGCCAGGTTGTACCAGATGGCCGCGTCGGGGGTGTAGGGCATGAGCCCGGCCTCGCGGATGGAGAACAACGACAGGGCCAGGTAGCCGACGGAGCGCAGGCCCCGGTCGAGGGTGTTGGCCCAGGGCGGGTGCGGTATGTACATGAGGCTCACGCCTCCCATCCCTTGACGGCGTAGTTGATGCGGATGAGGTTGCCGGGGGCGGCGCCGCGGGCCACGTAGGGGACGCGGACGATGACGCCCTCGTTGTTCTTGACCTTGTCCCACCCGTAACCGGCGCCGCCGATGTTCCCGCCGAATGACCACACGTCGCCGTTGGTGATCAGGGCGGTGGCGATGCCCGTGTACTTGCGTGCCAGGCTGATGAATCCGGTGAACTTGGGGTCGAGGGGGGTGGGCACCCGTATGACCGTGGAGCCGGCTTCCTCCCGGAACCTGCTGGCCTCCCCGCGGCTGCCGACGAGGATGGCGTTGGTGATGGGTGTGGCGGGTGTGGCGACTTCGTTGCCGGTGATCATCCAGGAGGTGATGTTGGAGCCGTCGGACTTCCAGGTGGCCCCGTCCCAGGCGATGATGCGCCCGTTGGAGGTGAGGTAGATGAGGATGGGGTCGGTGGCCGACGGGGTGACCCCGGCTGCGACGAGGGTGTCGCGCAGGGTGTTGGCGGCGGCGGCGTTGTTGGCCTTGTAGATGGATGACTGGCGCAGTTTGGAAATGGCGTTCGACACGGAGGAGACGCCGAGGTTGAGTAGCGTGGGCCAGTCGGCGGCGGTGTCGTCGCCGGAGTACGTGTAGATTCCGTTGCGGTCGGTTCCGGTCATGGTCCTATTGTCCCTTCTCAGCAGGGGATGAGCATGGCGGAGGCGAAGTCCGAGCCCCAGCCGATGTAGTTGGCCCCGTTGTTGCGCATGCCCATCTTCGTCCAGATCGTGCACTTGCCCGAGGTGGGCAGCTTCGTGGCCATGCCCATGAACATGGGGATGTCGGACTGCCATCCGTAGCCGTTGTACACGTAACCGGTTTCCATCCACGAGCCCGAGTCCCTGTTGCGCAGAATGAATAGGGCCCGCTGGTTGGGGTTCTGCGCCCCCGACACGCAGTTGATCGACGCGATGATGATGGCTCGGCCTGAGGCGGGGGCGTTGAAAGACCACGAGTAGGCGACGCATCCGTCGGAGGCGGCGTTGACCGTCGTGGGGTTGCGCTGGAACTTGAACTGCGCCCCGAAAATAATGGACGACACGTCCGTCAGGTCGGCGTACGGGCCTTGAACCAGATTGCCGCTGTTCGGGTTGTTCAACGCCAGGCCGTTCGCCAGGGACGGGTGCATCCGGGCGTACACCTTGTTCCCCCGCCACACGGTCAAGCCGTGGTTGGCGTCGATCTCCACGCGGTCGCCGTCCCCGTTCGTCGTGGTGGCCAGGGTGGCGCCCAGAACCCTGCCCCCGGCGATCAGTCCGCCCTTGATGGTGCCCCCCTCGATGACCTTGCCGCGCAGCGTGTTGGCGTCGACGCGGTCGCCGGACAAGATGCCGAACTTGATGTCGTTGGCGTTCAGGCTGCCGATGACCCCGCTCTCGGCGGTGATGGTCCCGGCGGCCAGCACGGCGGCGGTGAGGGACCTGGCGGCGATGCGGTCGGAGCCGATGAACCCGGAGGTGATCACACCGGCGTCAAGGCCCTGCACGTGCGTGGTGGTGATAGCCCCATTGGCGATCATCGACCCCTCGACCGGGTTCCTGGCCACGGCCCCGGAGGACTGCGCCTGCTTCCACACCCCCTCGACCATGCTGTTCGACATGGTGCCCGTGAGGTCCGCAGCGGCCACACCGGCCTCGATGAAGTCCTCAACACCGGCCCAGAAGCGGTACATCCGGTAGTTGTCGTCCGTGTCATACCACAGGTCGCCGTCGTTGCGCCCATTGAGCGAGGGCTTGTCGGCCTGGTAGAAGATCGTGTTCTTCCCGTCAGCGGACTTCTGGGCGCGCTGGGCGGCCAACTTAGCGGCCGTGGCCATGTCCTCCACGGCCTGCGCCTTGTCCAGGGCCTCCTTCGCCTTCTTCTGCGCCTCGGCGGCGGCGGCCGCGGCCTGGGCGGCGTCGTCCCCCTCCACCAGCACCCAGGCGTTCTTATCGCCGTCGAAGACGTAGAGCTTCGTCGCACCCCCGGCGGTCGACACCCACAGGTTGCCGGGCTTGCGGTCGGCGCCGGTGGGCTCCGTGTCGGAGATGATGACCGCCTTCGCCCCCGCCACGGCCTTGGCGACGTCCTTCTTCGCCTGCTCCAGGTCCGTCTTCGTCTGCTCGTACGAGGCGGCCAGGGTGTCGAAGCGTCCCGACAGGGCCTTGGCGGCCTGAAGGTCCCCCTTGGCGGCGGCGGCCAGGTGCTTGTAGTCGACGGCCCCCTCCCCGAGGGTGTCGGTGCCCCAGTGCTGCTGCACCCACTTGCCGTCGGCGTCGCCGTCGACACCCGGGGGTGACCACTGCCACACCTGCTTGACGCGGTCCTTGTCGACACCGCCCTGCTTGGACAGTTCGCACACGTACCAGGTGGCGTTCTGGTTGACGGGGATGTCGGGGTTGTCGACACCGGGCCCGGGGGACACGGGGGGCGCGTCGTGCCAGGAGACGGCGTCGTCGGCCATGGCCCCGGCGATCTGCGCGAGCGACTGGGCGTCGTCGAGGCGCTCCTCCAGGCTGCCGATGGACCCCATGGTCGCCGTCCACCGGCTCATGATGCGCCTGGCGTGGGCGGAGGTGTCGCCCTCCTCCAGGATCGACACGCGCTTCTCGACGGCGCCGCGCCACTGCTGCGACTGGGGTGAGAGGTTGGAGGCGGGGAACACGGATGCGGTGAATGATGCCATCACAGGACTCCGATCGTGGACAGGTCGCGCAGTGTGCGCCCCGCCAGGGGCAGGTTCGACACGCGCGGGTACTTGCGGTTGTAGTCGGCCAGCAGGGGGTGGCTGGTGGCCTGGAGCGACACCGACCCCTCCTCGATCGTGGCCGAGTCGACGCGCCACCAGTGCCCCCGGTAGCGGAACCGGGCCCCCGGCAGCGCTCCGAGAACCGGCCCGGAGGGCGGGGCGCCCTTCCATTGCAGTGTCAGCGTGGAGCCGACGCGGGCGTCCGCGGCCGCCTGCGCTGCGGCCCAGCCCTTGGTGGTGGTGTCGATGGACGGATTGTCGATCGTGGTGACGTCGTCGGTGCCCTTCGCCCCCGTCGCCAGGCTGAGGGTCTCCACGTCGACGTAGGATCCGTATCCGCCGATCAGGTACAGGGCCGGGTGGTCGACCTTCCCGTCTGATTCGCAGACCCGGTAGGGGGACAGGTGCTCGTAGTTCATGCCCGACAGGATCACCGTGGCCGAACGCCGGTCGTCGTTGAGCTTGACGGCCAGGCCGCCGCCCATGTCGGCCCACTGGGCGGGCATGATCGGCTTGTTGTCCTTGCCGACGACCACGTACAGGCCGTTGCGCATGTGCGTCAGGTCCGGTGAGCCGTCCTTGAAGGGGATGGAGCGGACCATGGTGGGCTGGTTGACGTAGGAGACTTCGGCGCCGAAGCGGATGGTGGTCTCCGTGCGCTCCCCGGCGTTGACGCTCATCACGCCCGTGTCGCTGGAGTCCCCGTACTGGACGTCGGCCCCCGGGTACTTGGAGGGGGCCACCGGGTAGATGAGGCCCCGGTCGGCATTGGCGCCCGCGGCGGCCCCGATGCGGGTGCGGTGGTAGACGTTGACCCGGATCTCCTTGGATCGGGCCCCGTCCTCCAGGCTGACGGTGGAGGACGTGGGGCGGTCCTGGAGGTAGATGTCGCGTCCGGGCCTGGGGGTGATGGTGATGGTGCTCTCCCGCCACGACAGGTCGAGCATGTTGGCGGACAGGAACCTACGTAGTAGGGACCACACGTTGTCGCGTCCGCCGGGCAGGTTGTAGCGCTCGTCCTTCAGGGCGGCGTCGACGTTGACGGGCGGCATGGGCCAGTTGACGGCGAAGAAGCACCGGCTGATGATCGACTCCAGGTCGGTGCGATGCACGGGGTTGAGCGTGCCCACCTGATTGAGGGCCGCCAGGCCGGAGCCGCCGGTGATCGACCAGGAGTCCTCGTCGATGCTGATGTCGGTGATCATCATGTCGGACCGGCCGTGGTCGGTGGTCTGGACGATCAGGGTCTTGCCGAGCAGGGGCGTCAGATCGGCGGGGGTGAACCTGCCGGGGCCGCCGACGGTGACGGTGGCGGTGCCCGAGGGGGATTCGTCCCTGTCGAGGGACACGGCGTCCTCGTCGTAGGACCAGGAGCCGACGCCCGTGGGGGCGCCGAAGAACCTCACAGCCACGGCCACACCTCCCTCAATGTGACGGTGGCGGAGAACAGCCCGTAGGCGGGGTTGACGCCGGTGACGGCCAGGGAGCCGGGCTCGACGCGCATGGAGCCGAAGCCCTCCGGGGTGGCGTACGGCCACAGGTCGGGGGCGGCCCCGCCGCGGGCGGTGAACGCGGCCCGAACCCAGGTGAGGACCTGGTCGGCCACGGCGGGGGCGGTGACGGTCACGTCGACGATCCTGGGGGCGTCGTCGAGGCCGGGGATGCGGGTGATGGCGGCCGACGAGATGTTGACGCCGCCGGTGACCTGGATGAGGCCGGGTGCGGTGAGGGCGCCGGAGGCGACGATGTGCATGTCGGCCCCGGGCGGAATGAGCACGTGCTCCCGGTACACGTGCGGCTTGCCGTCGGCGGCCTGCGCCCCGGTGAACTCCAGGGCCTTGAGGGGCCCGTTGTTGACGTCGACGGTGCGCCCCAGGACGGTGCCCTTGTCGTCGTAGGCGAGGGGCGTCAGCGAGTCGGCGTGCAGGTGGGGGCGCCCCAGGAAGGGGGAGAGGATGTTGCCGCCGGAGTTCATGTCGTCCCGGTAGATGATCTCATCCTCGCCCGCCCAGGTGAGCATGTCCTGAATGAGCAGCAGCTCGGAGCGGGTCAGGTTGGACCACGACAGTTCGATGGTGCGGGCCGCGTACCTGGAGGCGGACACGACGGCACCGCCCCCGACCAGCTGGTCGGCGGACCCCCAGGATACGAGCGTGTGCGAGGCGGGGGCGTCGGGTGCGGGGATCCAGGCGAAGCGCCTGCCCGTCCACAGGGCGGCGACACCGTGGTGCGCTGACATCAGTAGGTCCCCCTTCGTCCGCTTCGGGCGTTGACGTTGTTGACGGCCGCGCCCACGGCCCGGCCGTCCAGGTTGAGGACGGTGGACACGGCCCGGGCGAGCTGGTGGATCTGGTTGGGGTTGATCGTAATGGGTCCCGACAGGCCGGGGCTGTTGTTGACCTTGACCTCGGGGCGGTACTGTCCGGCGCGAATGGCCTCCATCATGCCCGGCCCGTACTTGTCGACGCTGGAGCGGGGCATGACGTACTCCCCGGACTGCACGCCGATGACACCCCCGGCCGACGTGATGCCGAGCAGGTCGTCCGCATCCCAGTTGCCGGTGCGCCTGCGTCCGCCGAGCATTCCGCCGCCCCCGGCCCGCCCGGGCACGCGGCCGCCGTGGGCCCTGCCCAGGAACCCGGCCAACCCGGCCAGCGCCCCGCTCACCACCCGGGCCCGAATGTTCACGTACCGATCCTCGGTGAGCGCGCTGAGCTGCTTGCCCGCCCTCCAGGTGTCCGCCTCGGCTGTGACCGGGGCCTGGTAGCCGGCGCCCCCGTTGGAGGCCATGGAGCGGATCCCGGCGCCGGTGCGGTCGGAGGTGCCGTTGTCGGACACGTCGACGTCGACGACGCGGGGCACGGCCTGGATCGTCCGGGTGAGGTTGTCGAACGCCCCGGACAGGGTGGTCACTTCGCCCTGGTTGAAGCCCATCTGCGTGGCCTGGGCGATGAACTCCTGCTTCAGCTGGGCGGCGTAGGCGGTGAGCTGCTCCGTGGACGCCCCGGAAGCCGCGTAGGCGTTGATCATGTCGATCATGGTGGACTGGAGGGCCTTGAGGGCCGCCCGGTTGTTGATGGCCGCCTCCGTGTACCCCTGGAGGGCGTACATGCCCTCCTTCGTCTTGGCGATCTCCTTCTCCTTGTCGGCGATGGAGTTCTTCGTGTCGGAGATCTCCTTCGTGGTCTTGTCGATGTCGACCTGGATGTCGCGCTGCCTGCTGGTGTCCCCGTACTTCTTGGCGACGGACTGGAAGTAGCGCTGGTTCGCCAGGTCGTTCTCCTTCTCCGACAGGGTGTTGTTCAGGTCCCAGATGTCGTCGGTGAGGTCCTTGATGGACTTGTTGGCGTCCTCGATGGTCTTGCGCATCGAGTTGAGCTGGGCGTGGTACTTGTCCTGGGCGTCCTGGTTCTGCCAGAACTTGTTCAAAGCCTGGTTCATGGCCTTGTCGAGGCGGGAGAGGAAGTCCTCGAAGATCTCCTCCGGGGTCTTCTCCTTCCTGGTGCGCGACGAGGAGGACCGGGGTGTGTGGTCGTGGCCCCCTCCGCCGCCACCGCCCCCGCGGTGGCCGCCACCTCCGCCGCCCCCGCGCGAGGAGGACTCCTTGGGGGTGAACTGGTAGCGCTGCTTGTTGCCCTGGAACATGGTGTTCGCCAGGCCGCGGACCGAGCCGCCGCCCCCCGTGAACCCCATCGCCCCGATGCTCATCCCCGCGGTGATCTGCTTGGTGGTCAGGCCGCCCTTCGACCCGAGGGCGTTCTTGTTGAGCCGCTTCCCGCCGGTGTTAAGCCCGCCCCCGGGCCGCGAGGAGGTGCGGATACCGACACCCGCGAGGATCTGCTGGATGAGGGCGGCGGCGTTGTTGGCGTTGGTGACCGCGTCCTGAAGACCGGCGTTCAGGGCGCTCATGTCGACGGTGGGCCCGGAGATGGTCTGGTCGAGGGAGGAGACGACGTTCGACATCTGCGCCTCGACCCACGTGGTGTCGATGCCCTGGGCTTTGAGGTCGTCGATGGCGGCCTGCACGTAGGAGGCGATGTACTCCTGCGCCTCGACGCCGCTCATGCCCATCTCCTCGGCCATGCGACCGGCGTACTGGGCGGTGGCCTTCAGGTAGTTCTGGAGGGCCTCCAGGTTGGACCGGCCCGCCTCGGTGAACGTGTCGAACGAGTTGCCGTTGTCGTACAAGGACTGGTTGAGTTCGTCGAGGGCGGAGTACATGCCCGCCTCGGCGTTGGTGAACTGGAAGGCGGCGTCGACGATGGCGTCGAGGGACTGGAGGTACTCGTCCCACGCCTGCCCCGCGGTCTTGGCGTCCTCGGCGGCGTCGGCGGTGGCGTCGGCCAGGCTCCCCGTGGCGTCGGCGGCGTCCTGGGTGTCGCCGGTGAGCCCCTGGACGATCTGGCCGAGGGCGGTCTGCGACGACACGGCGTCGGAGGCGGCCCCGGACACGTCGCCGAGCTTGGTACGCAGGTTCTCCAGGGCCTCGATCTGGTTGTTGAGATTCTGGACGTCCTGCTCGGCCTGCTGCCCGGCCTGGGTGCTGTAGTACTTGCGGATGGGTGTGCCGGTGTAGTCGTAGGGGCCGGAGTAGGTGCGCGCCTCGTACGTGTTGGCCTTGTAGATCTCATCCTTCCGGTCCTTGAGCTGCTGGATGAACCCGTCGATGTACGAGTTGGCGGCGTCCTGCCCGCCGGTGGCGTACTGGCGCGACCACTCCTTCCAGTCGAAGCCCTGATCCTGGAGGGTCTTGAAGTCGTTGGCCGACAGGGACTTGAAGGCGTCGGAGGAGGCGATGGCGTCCTTGATGAGGGCGGCGGTGTGGTCGCCGATCGCCAGGGTGGAGTAGCCCATGGCGGCGGCCTGGTCCTTGGTGGCCTGGACGAGGTTCCCGGAGGCGTCGATCCAGTAGTAGAGGGCGTCGGCGCTGTCCTTGGTGGAGGCGGCGGACCCGTCGACGGCCAGTTCGAGGGCGCCGAAGGTCTGCTGGGTTCCGTCGGCGGCCTCCTTGGCGTCCTGGATGAGCGCCTTGGTGAGGGCCTCTCCCCCGCCCAGGGCCTGGAGGTTCTCGACACGGGCCTGCTGGGCGGCTTCGGCGGCGCGCTTGGCGGAGTTGGCCCACTCGTCGTAGAGCTGGATGGCGACGGGGATGGCGGTGGCGGCGATGCCGATCCACCCCATGGGGCCGATGGAGGCGATCCCGCTCATGACGCCCTTGAGACCGCCCATGGCCTTGGCGAGCAGGCCGGTCTTGGCGGCGGACGCGGCGGCCTCCTCTCCGACGGCCGCAAGATCCTTCCCCGCCTCCCCGGCGGCGTCGCCCACCGCCTTGATGGCGTCGGCGTTCTTCTTCGCCGCCGAGCCCGCGGCGGCCAGGCCCCCGAGCGAGGTGGCGGCCTGGTCGGAGCGCTCCAGGGCGGTGCGCGTCTTCATCAGGCCAATGTTCTCGTACAGGGCCGTGTTGGCCTGCTTGATGAGCTTGTAGATGTTCGACCAGGTCATCTGCCCCGACAGGCCCGCCTGCACCATGTTCGTCCTCATCGACACGTAGGAGGCGGCGACGTTGAGGACGAGGGCCTGGAGGACCTTGGAGATGGCGACGAGGGACCCGAAGATGACCAGGCCGGAGGAGGCGGCCAGGAAGACGCGGCCGAAGGCGTTGTCGCCGATGTGCGACAGGGCGTCCTGGATGACGATGAGGCCGTCGAGGATCTTCTTGACGACGCCGAGGAAGGGGCCGCCAAGGGAGGCGCCCAGGTTGGCCAGCGAGTTCTTCCATCGGGCGATGGTTTCGGTGAGGGTGGCGTTGAGGGTCTCCAGGCTGCTGTCGAGGAACTCGGTGTTGCGGGCGGCGTCGGCGGAGTTGCGGAAGGACTCGTTAACGAGGTCGATGTTGAGGCTGAGGCGCTGGAGCAGCTGGATGTCGCGGGTGTTCTTGAAGCCCAGGTTCTTGATGATGGTCCAGCGCTCGACGGAGTCGGTGACGTTGTTGAGGGAGGTGAGCAGGTTGTTGAAGAACGTGGAGGGGTCGGTGCGCCACAGGTTCTCCGCCTCCTCGGTAGTCATGCCCAGGACGGTGGCGAACTTGCCCATGCCCTCCCCGGCCTCGGCGACGGCGTCGTTGATGGACCCGAAAATGCGCTGAAGGGAGCCGCGCGCCCACTCCTGCTTGATGCCGAGGCTGGACAGGGCGGTGGCGTAGGCGAGGATGGCATCTTGGCCAATCCCCGCGCTCGCGGCGGAGGCGGCGATCGAGTTGGCCATGGTGAGGATCTCGGACTCGGTGGCCACGGACTTGGCTCCGAGTTCGGCGACCTGGGAGGCGAAGTTCATGTACCTCTGGCCGCTGTGGTCGGCTTCGACACCGGCATTGTCCACCATTTCGAAGAACCGGCCGAAGGCTTCGGTGGCGCTGTCGATGTTGGTGCCGGTGATGGTGGTGAACCCGGCGACGGCGTGGGTGAAGTCTCCGAGCTTGTCGGCGCTGATGCCCATCTGGGCGCCGAGCGAGCCGATCTGCGACAGGTCCTCGTAGGTGGTGGAGATCTGCGTGGACAGGTCCTTGTAGGTGTTCGACAGGGCCCGCATCTCGGCGGACTGGGAGGACATCTGGGTGGTGCGGGCGACGTCGGCGAACGCGCGCTCCTGGCTTGCAGCAGCAGAGACGGAGGCGACGGACAGGGAGGTGAACCCGGCGGCGAGCAGGGTCAGGTAGTTGCGCAGGTCCTGGGCGGCGAACCGGGTGGATTCAAGGGCGCCGATGTAGCGGTTGTTAGCGTCGATGGCGGAGTTGATGTCGGCGATCTGGGTGGCCCGGAAGGCCTGCGACCGTCCGGAGATCTCGGCGGCTTCGCGTTCGGCTTCGGCCAGGCGCCTAGTCTCGTCGGCCTCCTGGCGGCGGACGCGGGCGAGATCCTGGTTGATGCCCGCGACGGTGGCGCGCTTCTCCTCGGCGGCTTCGGCCTTGCCGATGGCGTCGACGAGCTCCTTGTAGGCCTGGGTCTCGGCTCGCACTCCTTCGGCTACTTCGGCCCCGGGGGCGGTGGGGTCGGCCTGTCTGACGCGGGCCCGGTACATCTTCCCCCGGAACGCGCTGAGGGCCTCCCTCTTGGCGGCCTCGTCGAGTTCCGTCTTCTGCTTGGGCTGCGCCGCCACGGCCTGGTTGGTCTTGGTCAGGGAGGACTGGAGCTCCTTGTTGGCACGGGCGAGGTCCCGGGACACGTTGGCCAGGCGCGCGTACAAGTCGATCTGCGACTTGACCTTGTCCAGCTGGGGGCTGCCGATGTAGTCGGTGGTCCTGGTGGCCTTGGCCATGGACTTGACGGCCTCGGAGATGTTCTTGGCGGTCTTGGAGAAGTCGACGCCGTCGAGCTCCTTGCGGGCGGCGGCCAGTTCGCGGGTGACCTTGATGAGCCCCTTGTAGGCGTCGATCTGCTTCATCATGGTGCGGTACTCCGCACCGCCGCGCCCGGAGACGGCGTTCTGGAGGACGGCGGCCTTGGCGCCCTGGGTGGCCCGGGCCATGGCGCGGGTGGCTTCGGCGATGCGCCCGGCGGCGGCCGTGAACTCGTTGGCGCCCTTGGTGGCGCCGGAGGCGTCGACGCTGATCTTGAATCCGAGGTCGTCGACACCGGCCATGGTTGCTCCTTAGATCAGTTCGTTCGCCCGCGAAACATTCTACAAGCCCCGCATCGCCTCCCACGGCGGGGGCAGGGGGTCCTGACGTCCGATCGCCTCGTACTTCAGGCCGACGGGGCGCACGATCTTGGTGACACCGGGTTTGCGCCCGCCCTTCTTGTTGCCCTCCTGGTTCTCCTCCTGCTCCAGGTGCTGGCAGGCGTAGCACACCATGTCCTCGGTCTCGAAGTCGATGCGCCCGTCGGTAGAGCGGCCGTACCAGGCGGGCACCCCGCAGCGCTGACAGAGGGACTGCTTGTAGAAGGCGTAACCCAACTCCAAGGCGATGTCGAGGGGCGTGCGGTAGTCCTGGGGCAGGTACTCGGGCACGAAGCCGCCGGCTATCTCATCCCACCGGGGCACGGTGCGCCCGTACGCACCCCATCCGCCGAGGTACAGGGTGGGGGGCAGATGATTGTCGACGGCGGTTGAGATTGCCAGCAGGAACCGCTGGTTACTCGGCGTCGTCAGACAGGGCCCAACGAAACGTGGGGTCGGCCATCACCTGCCGCATGGCGTCGAGAGCAGCCTGCGCCTCCAGGAAGGTCTCGGTGAGCCGGTCCCATTCGGTGGCGGGCAGGGTCTCGTGCAGCTTCCGGGCGTCGTCGAGGCTGAGGCCGGTGCGCTTCTTGCCGCGGTACTCGACGGCGGTGACGGAGTGCGACAGGAAGTACTCGTTGAGAACGCCCTGCCTCTCCCGGCGGAACTCGTTGGCGACCTCCTCGTTCTGGCCCCTCGGAGCCTTGACCTTGTTGACGACGACGTTGCGGATGACGTCCATCTCCTTGGACGCCAGCGCCCGCAGGTGGAAGGTCATGGCGCGCTCGTCGAGGGCGGCGATGGCCTCCTTGAGCTCGCGCTCCAGGCGGACGGTCGGCGCCTCCTCGGCGATCGACAGGACCTGCTCGACACCGTCCTTGGCGTCGGCGCGGGCCTCCAGGAGGGCGCCGTTGAGCCGGAAGGCCTCGTCGGCGGCGGTGGCGTCGAGATAGATCTTGACGGTCTTGGTGGCCTGTCGGACTCCGTCGAGTGCGGCTCCGAGGTCGAAGCCCTCGTCCTGTTCGCTCTTCTTCTCTTCGGCCATGGCAGTGGGCCCCTCTCCTTCTCGAATGAACACTTAACCCGGGCTCGTAAGAACCCGGGTTAAGTGTAGCCGTCAAACGATCACTCGGTGAGCTTCTCGTTGAGGATCATGGTGCCCTGCGGCAGGAACGGCACGGTGAACTGGATCGGCGTGGTGGCGTCGGACGACACGTCCTGCGGGTTGTCGGGCATGACCAGGAAGATGGAGACCTCCTGGTCCTTGGCGGCCTCGGTGTCGACCGGGTAGCCGACGCGCTTGACCAGCCAGCCGCGCTTGTTGGCCTTGGCGCCACCCTTCTTGAACGCCTCGTAGGCCTTGGTGAACACCGAAGTGGCGGCGTCGGAGGCGGCGAGGTCCTGGCGGAAGAACGTCAGGTTGGCCTCGTAGGCGTCGCGGGTCGGGGTCGACACGCCCGCGGTGTCGCAGATGGACGCCGTGGAGTCCGTCTCGGAGTCGGTGGCGTTGAGGGTGAAGCCGGTGACGATGGCGCACGAGAGGTTGATGACGGCGGGGTCCTTCAGGGTGGCGGCCTTGAGGACCTCGGTCGGGGAGGCGGCCTTCTCGATGGGCACCCACCAGACGGTGATGTTGCCGGGCATCATCTTGGTTCCGGCGCTAGCTGCCATGGTTGTTCTCCTCCTTGGAGTTGACAGGGTCGCCGGGATGGACCACCCGGCCGTTCACGATCCACCCGGTCCCCCCGCAGCACTCTCGCGGCGACAGGGGGGTGTCGGGTGGTACGGGCTCGAACAGAGAGGGCAGCGTCTGCGCGTAGCCTTCGTCCAGTTCCACGACGATCCCCTCGGGGGTTGCATAGCGGGGCATCAGACGGCCTCGCTGATCATGGTCTGGAACGTCATGTAGCAAGCATATTTGAGCGGTTGTATGGTCGCGTCGGTGTCGCCGTAGGAGTTGAGCTGTCCGGTTTCCCGGACCTGTCCGACACCGGGGGCGCTCCAGCCGACGAGCCTGTTGCGCACTTCCTCGCGCACGGAGTTGCGGACGGAGGCGGTGCGGGCGGCGACGAGGACGGCGAAGGTGTGCATCATGGCGGAATACCTCGGCGAGGCCATCGACACCGCCTTGGCGCGGGGGGTGAGGTCGCCACCGAAGAAGACGGCGTAGACGCTTCTACCCTCCGCCCCGCCGGGCACGGCGTCCTCGACGACCTCCAGCCCCTCAATGCCGCGCAGGTGCGCCATGAGCGCCTGGTCGACTTCGTAGACGTTCACTTCAGCACCCCGTGGGTGAGTGCGACGCTGTCGAGGTCGTCCTCGGCCATGGCGCGGGCCTTGGCGAGGGCCTGCATGGCGCGGAGCTTGCGGGTGCCCTCCTCCTGGAAGACTGTGTAGTCGGGGGTGTTGATGAAGCCGATGAACACGGTGACGCCGCTGTTGTCGTCGCGCTCCCAGCGCACCCCGACGGATTCGCGCATGGCGCCGGTGTGCACGCGGGCGTCGGTGCTCTTGTCGTGCTTGTAGGGCATTCCGGCGCCGGAGGTGTCGATGACGTACTTGATGGTCTCGACGCCCTGGGCGGCGGCCTGATCGACGGCCCGGCGGACCTCGGCCAGGGCCCGCTCCAGGGCGCGCTCCTCCAGGCCGCGCAGGGCCCGGCGGATGTCCTTGACGCCGGTCTGCCTGATGGTGACGAGGTTGCCCTCGTTGGTGCTGCTCACCAGCCCTCACCCCGCAGGTCGTTGACGGACACGTCGCACAGGAGGGTGGGCTGCCACCAGTCGGAGTCGGTGACGGGATTGCGGATGACCATGGCCATGCCCTCCAGCTGGGGGTCTGTGTCGTGTCGCTCTACACGGAGGCGCTGGTTGAAGTCGAGTCGGATCCTCTTCGTTCGGTCCCCCCACGATTCCGCAGGAACGAGGAGGTTCTTGTCAATGTGCCACAACTGGACGCGGTAGGCGTGGGTGGCGGTGTCCTCATAGGACTGCCGCCTGTTGCGGGCGCGCCAGTCCTTGTTGGGGGTGATGGCGGCCCAACCGCGCCAGATGGGGTCGACCTTCTTCTTGACGACACCGGTCCCGGGCACCCAGGTGTCCTCCTCGCCCTCGCCGTTGCCGACGGCCGGGGGGTAGATGGCGACGAGGCTGTTGCACAGCAGCGACAGGAAGTCGTAGGCGGCGGAGTCGAAGTGGGGGTCCTTGAAGGCGAGTGAGCTCAGTGCCATGCGTAGTCCCGGGGCTGGGGGGTCCAGGGGGCGATGTCGAATCCGATGTCGCGCTTGTCGTCGGAGTCGGCCTCGTCCATGAGGCGCTTGGACTGGGCGCGCAGCTCGGCGCCGAGCTTGGCCCCGTCGGTGGACTTGTCGTCGGTGGACAGGACCTTGAGGAGGAGGGACTGCGTGGTGGCGATGACGCGGACGGCGTCGGCGGCGGCGCGCTTGACGTTGCCGTTGTTGATGTCGAGGAAGGCCTGGATCTGCTCGTCGGTGAACAGGTAGGAGGGGGGCAGGCGCAGGTCGCGGGGGTCGGAGCGCTCCTCGATGTCGGGGATAAGAAGCCTTACCCTACCCACATTTGTGCTGAACGCCACAGGCATCTTTTCCTCCTCCGCGTCTTCTTCTCTTCTTATGGAGAACCCCGCCCCCGGGCCTCTGCCTGCAACCCGGGGGCGGGGCGTCTATCAGTGGCCCTGACCGGTCGAGGCGACGATGCCGTCCGTGTGCAGGACGGCGCCGCCGGTGACCATGCGGGCGCGGAACTGGATGTCGTCGTTGTCGAACGAACCAGCGGTGGCACTCAGTGCCCCACCGCCCAGAGAAGTGCCCTGGTTGGCCGCCGCCCGCAGCTCGACGCCCTCCATGCCCATCAGCGTGGTGCGCAGGATGGTGCGCCGTGCGGCGGTGCGACCCCCGGCCGGAGCCAGGATCCAGTTGGTGTCGCCCTGGGTGGGCCCGCCGAGCAGGCCGACCATGTCGGACTCGACGACCTCGACGCCCGCGGTGGGCGTGGTCGACAGGATCGTCTTGTTCGACGTCGCCCCGGCCGCGTCCTTCTCCTTGTGCTCGATGGACGTCATGGAGGTGACCATGTCGGCCATGGGCCTGAGGGTCGGGGGCACGAGCAGGACGAACCTGGGCACCTGGATGTACCGGCCGTTGACCTTGGTGTGGCGCACCTGCCAGATGGCGGCGCACAGGGCCTCGAAGGTCAGTGGCGAGTTCTTCGGCACGTCGCGCAGCACGTAGGCGCCGTCGGCGGTGCGGGCCTGGAGGACCGTGGCGTTGGACTCGGCGATGATGTTCGTGTTGAAGCCGGGCGCGGCGGCGTCCAGGGAGAACAGGGCGCCGTAGACGGCGGCGTCGACGGTGCGCGAGGCCAGGAACGCGGCGTCCTTGGGGAACCGGGCGATGATGTTCCAGTTGTCGTTGATGAACGCCTCCCAGGACATCTGGAGGCGCACACCCTCCTTGTGGACCTCCACCCACCGTCCGGAGGCCCGGTACCCGAACGTCGGGTAGGGGGTGAGCTCGGGGATGCGCGGCATCGTCTGAGGCACGACGACCTCGCCGCCGTTGTCGCGCAGAAGCGTGGCGTCGATGTCATGGTCGAGCTCGTAGAGCTGCGTGGGGCGGAAGGAGGGCAGCGCCTCGGTGGAGGCGAACTTCTCCCAGGTGGTGGTCTGCTCGGCGTACTGGCTCTCGAAGGCGCCCTGGGCGACGGAGGTGAACCACCCGGCAACCATGTCGGAGGTGACGGCCTCGGTGACCCTGGGCGCCAGGCCGAGGGTCATCATGACGGTCTCCTTGACGATGCCCTGCGAGGAGGGCACGCCCTTGAGGGCGAGGTCGAGGTGGTGGGCGAACTCGTTGCGGTTCTCGCAGATCCTGCCCTGAATCATGGGTTACTCCTTTCCCGGTCCGCGGTCAGCGGGCGGTCGGGTCGAAGATGACGGGCACGACGTGCTCCGCCCCCTGCGCGGGCAGGGCGTTGTACAGGTATCCGACCTGGAAGCCGTCGGCCGCCTTGGTCGTGGTGATGGCGTGGCGTCCGTCGGTGAGCTTGTCGGCGTAGACGGGGGAGCCGACCTTGACGGCGCCGGAGTGCTTGACGCTCATCTTGAACACGCCGCCGCGAATACGCACGGAGGCGTAGCCGGGGGCGTTGAAGCCGCCGGTGGGCTTGGTGGCGGGGATGTAGGTGCCGCCCGCATCCTCGACGGCCTTGACAGCCTTCTTGATCTCCTCGGGGGTGGCGGCGATCTCGGTGACGAGGAGGCCGACGATGCTGCCGACCTTGACGATGTCGCCGATGTGGCTGTGGCTGTAGTCGGTCTTGTTGACGGGCAGGGAGAGGGTGTCGGTGTACTCGAAGACCTGGATGTCGGAGATCTTCTTGGCGCCGAACTCGTTGATGCCGATCATGGTTCGCGTCCTCCTTCGCTCACTTGGCCCAGGAGGTGACCTGGACGTCGTTGCCGCCGGTCTTGGCCGCGCCGTCCTCGCGGACGACGGGCGCGGGGGCGATGGCCTTGATGTAGGCGCGCTCGGCCTCGATGGCGTCGTCGACACCCGCACCGCGCTTGACGGCCTCCATGACGCGGGCCCGGGCCTCCTTCGGCAGGTCCTCGGCCTCGGCGACCCTGGCGGCGGCCTCGTAGGGGTCGACGGCGGGCGTCTTCTTGGCGGCTTCGACGACCTTCTTCTCCTGGTCCGCAGCGAGCAGGGCTGCGGCCTCCTTGATGGCTGCGGGCATGGCGGCCGCGACGGCCTCCGACACCGCCTTGACGATTTCCTCCGGCTTCACGGCCTGTTCCTCCTGAACATTGGTGTTGGTGGGGTTGGACGGGGTAGGGGGGTTCTTGACGCGCCAGCGGCCGTCGGATTCCAGGACCTCCAGGACGGCGCCCTTGGCCCCGGCCCTGGTGACGAAGTCGACGGACTGGATTCCGGCCAGGACCGGCACGACGCCGTCGGGGCCTATTTCCTCAACGGACCAGCCGTTGATCGACACCCCGATATCGGTCCACCGTTCGCGGATGATCCCGTTGACGGAGGGGTAGACCTTGATGTCGGCCTCCAGTGATCCGTCGGGCATGATTTCGGCCCCGGATTCGAAGACCCCGGCGAGGTCGCGCACGGATCTCTCTGGACGCTCCCAGTCCTCGGTCATCGTCTGGTGGTCGAAGAACATGTGAGTGCCGGGCGTGAACAGGGGCGCGGATTCGGCGAGGTTGGGGGCGGTGTACATGCCGGTGGATCCGCGTCCGGGCGCGATGATGCGGATGCGGTACCGTCCGGCGCCGTCGTCCTTCTCGCCCGGCTTCTTGGCCTCCAGCAGGGCGCTGCCCTGGTTGAGGCGGAAGTAGGTTCGCGTCATGTTTGTCCTCCCGGTGAACTAATATACAGCGCGGTGCATCAGGCGTTGGTCGTCTTGCCCTCGCCGTCGCGCGAGGAGTTCGTCCCGTCGGACAGTGGGCCGACCCCCGTGTTGCCGTCGTCCCTGCCCTGGTCCTCCTCTTCTCCGCCGCCGCCATTGTTGAGCTGCGGCTGCGGGGCGGACAGGTCCTCCCAATCGGGCAGGGCCGACACCGGCTTGGCGTTCACGGGGGCGAAGCGGCGCAGGAACAGCTCACGGGCCTCGACGCGGTGCAGGATGCCGTTCTGAAGGCCGAGCGTGACGACCTGGCCCCAGCGCTGGATGAGGTCGTTGGACAGGGGCGCCAGGTCCACCTCGGTCTTGAACCCTGCGGCCCGCAGGACCCGCCTGACGAGGTCCTTGTGCACCTGGCGCCGGAGCTCCAGGGCCTTGAACGTGGGCTCCTCCAGGGCGGTCTCGGCGCCCTGTCGTCCACCGGCGGAGCCGTCGGTGAGCAGGACGGACAGGGGCACGTCGAGGGCGGCGGCGACCATGGCGGCCAGGGGCGTCCCGGCGGAGAACTCGATCCCGGCCCCGGCCTTCGACACGGCCAGGAGGTCCTGGTCGGCGCCGAGCGAGGCGGTGGCCCCGGTGCCCTGGAGGGTGGACATCTTGTCGATGACGGCCTGCTGCTGGGCGGTGGTGGTGGACTTGACCTTGAAGGCGACGCGGGCCAGCGCCTTGGCCAGAACGTGGCCGGCCTCCAGGTACTCCTTGTAAGCCTGGGCCCAGTACACGGCGCCCATGAGGTCGGGCTTGCCCCACTGCTCTCCGGCGAGGCGGTTGACGCAGGCCACAACGAGCACGTCGGTCTTGTTGGTCTTGTAGCCGCCCTGGTCGACGACGTCGACACGGGGCTTGCCGTCGAGGATGACCCATTCGGGGTCGGGCAGCATCATCCTGGAGGGGTCCTCCAGGGGCACGGGGGTGATGAGCAGGGCGTGGATGTCGGCCTCTTCGAGGGCGTCCTCGGCTCGGGCGATGCCCTGCACGCGGGTGATGGGCACGGGCGCCACGTTCCCGCCGGGCGACACCCGGTAGATGACCATGCCGTCGGTGTTGAAGGCGGCCTCGTCGCGGACCCTGGCCTCCCGTCCTAGGAGGACGGCGTCGAGCCTCTCCTTGGCCCGCTTGGGGATCTTGCGGGGTTCGGGCACGTCCGTCCACATGTAGGCGTTGCGGATGTTGATGCCGCGCTTGACGATGGTGTTGTAGGTGGCCAGGCGCCGTGAGCGGATGGAGTGCTCCTTGATGACGCTCAGGGGCACGAGGTCGGATGCGCGTCCGGAGGGGTCGTACCAGCCGATGTCCTCCTTCATGAAGGACGCCCGGGTCAGGGCGTCGGCGGTGTCGGAGAACGCCCTGGCGGCGGACTCCATGGCCGCTTCGACACGGCCGTCGGTCCCGAACCGCTCCAGCCACCGGATGACGCCCACGGCCCCTCCTTCTTCTCGCCCACCTGTTTTGTTCCTCGGCAATACTATCTCGTCACGCCGGGGCGAAGGACCAGGCCTCGTTGCCCCACTCGTCGATGACCAGGCTCTCGTCGACACGGGGCCCTGCGGGGGTGTCCAGGGTGAGTTCGAGGATCGGGTCCTTGCCGCCGCCGTCGATGACCTCGGCGGGCATGGAGGCGTAGCAGATGGCGTCGATGGTGTCGGGCGAGGATTCACCGCGCCGCTTGAGCGAGTCCTTGGACTCGATGAGCAGGGCGGTGCCCCGGTACTCGTACTTGATGGTGCGGAACTCGTCGTACAGGCCGCGGGTGCGCTCGTCGGAGGTGTCCTCCGGGGGGATGGCCAGGGCGCCCTCGTTGATGAGCTCCGACACCGAGTCGTACATGGCGGCCCGGAAGTTGTACCACTTGAGCTTGTTGGGCGAGGCCGCGTTGCCGACGATCCAGCGCACCAGGGTGCCCTCGGGCAGGTGGTTGTCGAGGACGGCCTGCACGCCCCGGCCCACGCCGACGGCGTCGATGCGGATCTCGTCGACACCGCCCAGCGCCTTGACCCTCTGGCCGATGAGCCGGGCGAGCCTGTTGCCGTCATAGCCCTTGACCTTGTCGAGGATCGACACGCGCCCGCCCCGGTTGAGGGCGATGACGGAGTAGTCGCCGGTGATGGACAGGCCGACATCGACGCCGAGCACCTTCCGGTCGTTCTTCTCCTCGAAGTCCGCATACTCATTCATCGACACAAGTACTCTTCCGAGGTTGAACAGGCCGTCCTCGCCGACGTCGGGGAACTGGGCGAGGACCTTGGCCTGCCAGCGGGGGTCGGTTTCGCCCCAGCGCACGCGGGCGTCCTCGACCCACTCCTTCTGGAGGAGGTTGGTGCGGGCGCGTTCGGGCACGTCCTCGCCGGTGAAGTTGGGGGTGTCGAAGGCGGAGATGGTGATGAGGTTCCATCTGCGGTCTTCAGGCGCCTTCTTGGACTCCTCGCGCCAGACCTTGGCCATGTAGGAGCCGGGGTCGTCGGGGTTGGCGATGGCGAGGATGCGGGCGTTGGCGTTGGTGGTGATGGCTTCGACGGAGGTGAAGATCGACTCGGGCACGCCCCCGGCCTCGTCAACGACGACGAGGACGTTGGTGGCGTGAATGCCCTGGAAGGTGGATTCGTCGTAGTCGGAGGGCTTGCGGCCGAAGGCGGTGGGGGTCTTGTAGCCGGGGAAGGTCCACGACGCCTTGGCGGTGATGTTGCCGGGCATGCCGGCCTTCTGGCGGACTTCGTCGACGTAGCCCCACATGACGTTGGCTACCTGGTTCCAGGAAGGGGCGGTGGTAATGATGCGGGTTTCTGTGGGTGCTGTATCCTTGGTGTCGAGCCACCACCCGATCAAACGTGATGCAAGCCACGTTTTGCCGCTCCCGTGACAAGAGGCAACCATCGTCCGCTTGTTGTTTATAACGGACGCCAATGCCTCGCGCTGCTTGGACCACACGTGCTCCCCCAGGCGCTCCTCCACCCAGGCCACCGGGTCCCGGGCCAGACGCTCCGCCCGGGCGCCCTCCTGGAACTGAGCGGCGACGGCGTTGAAGTCGATGACCGGCATGTCTCAGAGCTCCATCGGCGCGGTGGCCTCAAGGATCTGAGCACTGGCCTGCGTGGCCTGGGCGAGCCACTCCTCGCGCCTGGCCTCCAGCTCCTCGCGCCCCGCCATCGTGAGCATCGGCCTCAGGCGGGCCTCCATGGCCTCGACGACGGAGCGGGTGAACGACACGATGACCTCCACCTGCTTCGTCTCGATGACCCGCACCTCGGTCTGGATCCTGGTCTTCTTCAGGCCCATCAGCTCGCTGGTCTGGTCGATGGCCTTGAGGATCGAGTCGAAGTACTTGGGGTCGCCCTCCGGGTTGGACAGGAGGGCGGACTGCACGCGGGCGTCGAGCATGCCCAGCACCCGGTCGAGGCGGGCCATCTGCTTCATGAGGCGGGCGTGCTCGGAGAGCATGGCCTGCCCCGTGTAGTACTCCTCCTCGATGCGGAAGACCTGCGCTTCGCTGAGCCCCGCCTGGTGGGCGACGTCGCCGCGGGTGCCGCCCTTGACGAGGGCGTTGATGACGAGGTTCCGCTTGGCCTCGTCGACCTGCCCGTCGGTCACCCCCGTCCGGGCGATGACGCCCTCGGTGGGGGGCGGTGCGTCGACGACGCGCTTAATAGCGGCCCGCCCGTTCGATGGCGTCTTCGCGGGCCTGGACTGTGACCCGGTCCGCCGTGGCTTCGAGCTCGGTGAGGAATCCACTAAGCCTTTCATCGTCGACCTTCCCCTTCCAGTGAACCCCGGCGATGAGGCCGAGGGTGAGTCCTGTGAGCAGCGCTATGATCGCGACGGCGGCGAGCATCAGGAGGAGCCCTTCATGACGGCGCGGCGAAGGCACGCGAGCTGCTCTTCGGTGAGTGCCGCGCCCAGGTCCAGAGTTCCCGCGCTGACCTTGTCGGCTGTGATGGTGCCGATGTGAAGCCGGGGGTCGTCCGGTAGCAGCGTGTCGGCCCGTACCTTGCTGGCGTCCCATTCCATGCCCCGAGTATAGGGCAGCCCCCGGCACCGTCCGCTGGTGCCGGGGGCCGGGATGCCGTCTCCCGGGAAGATGCTCCCACCCCGTCGGGCGTCTGTCAAGCCGTCACATCGCGAACCCGAACCTGTTGGCCCAGGCCCTCAGGCCCTCGTCGGTGTCGAGCGAGGGTTCGTCGTCCTCCTGCGGCGGGGCGATGGCGTCGGGCCGGATGACCACGATCTCCTCGTCCTCCTGCGGCAAGGGGACGGAGGGTGCGCTGAGCTCCTTCTCCTCTTCCGGCTCCTCGAGGGCCGCAACCCGTTCGCCGTCGGGGGTGATCGTCCCCTCCCGGCGGGCCTGCGCCTCGTCGGGGCGCAGATCGACACCGAGGATGACGTCGCGCAGGATGGTGGTGATGTCGAAGTCCTCGAAGTACTCGGTCAGGGCCAGGAGGTCCTCAAGGTCGATCATGCCGCGGCTGAGGTGTCGGGGCAGGCGGCCCACGGACTCGTACCCCAGGACCCTGCCCGACTCCCTGACCGAGATCCCGTGGTCGAGGATGAACTCGCGCAGGAGGCTCTTGACTCGTCGAACCTGGTCCTGGCGACGCAGGGTGTTCTCCGAGACCTCCCCGTGGGCGATCTGCGACCTGCGCTCCCTGGCCTTGGCGAGGATCTCCGCTCGTCTCTCGGCTCGGTCGATCATGTTGTGTCTTCCTCTCTTCCGGGCCCGTTACGTCCCGGGCCTCGGTCTCAGTATACTGTGCTCCCCTATTTTCTGCAAACGGGTGCCCCCGGTGCCGTAGACGGTCGACACCGGGGGCGTGCGGGGGAAGAGAGATGAGAAGCCCGCCGGGCAAGCGTACTACACCTTCAGCCCTGCCACGAGGTCAGCGCGCGACGTGATGCACCCGGCCGCCCCCTTAGACGCCCCGGTGGCCACCTGTCCGGCGGTGGCGGGGATGTGCGAGATGATCGGCCGGCCTGGTGCCCCGGCGACCAGGGCGCTCCAGATGGCCTGCGGGGCATCCCATTCCATCGACAAGAAGTCCAGGTCGTCGCCGCGCACGAAGGCCGCCCACCAGGGCTGGCCCTGGTTGCGGGCGTAGGCGTAGCCCCAGGTCGCCCACCCGGCCTGCTTGACCTTGGCAAACAGCCACCCGGAGTCGGCGAACGCCTTGATGACAACCCGGTCCTTGTAGTCCTTCAGCAGAGCCAGGTACTCGTCGGACCGGGCCATCTCCGTCTTGGGGTCGAAGATGGTCACGTGCGTTGCGCCGTAGGTCGCCAGGTAGTCCTTCAGCGTCACCGGCGTAGCCTCCGGGCGCCCGGCGAAGGCCGCCTGGACCTGGGCCCAGGTCATGTCCCGAATGGGCGTTGACGGGCCTCCCAGGCGCGCCAGAGTGGAGTCGTGCGACGCGAGCCACACCCCGTCGGAAGTTCGGTGGCAGGAGATCTCCAGGGCGTCGACACCGCACTCCACCGCCCGGGTGTACGCGGCCATGGTGTGCTCCACGACATCCCCGGCCCCGCTCATGCCCCGGTGCCCGACGACAACCCCCTTGCGCCCCTTCAGCGCCGAGGCGGACCGGGCCCCGTAGGGCATGATCGACACCCCCGCCCGGGTGGCCTCGCCCCCGAACCACAGGGGCACCGTCGCCCCGTTGAGGTTCTCCCCCGCCCCGCCGCCGGCCTTCGCCACCAGGCCCACCTGCGCCCAGGCGGCCGGGGGATTCGCTCCGGCCCCGTCCGGAGCCGTCGCAGCCGCACCGAGCGCGACGCGCACCGCCGACCAGGACTCCGTCGTCGACACGTCCGCCAGCCCGTCCGTCACCACGGCCCCACCCTCAAGGGTCCAGGCTGCCATCTTGTTGTCCTTGGTGCCGTGGGCCGCCGAGACGAGCAGCCGGGCCGTCGCGCCCGCCGGGGCCGCGCCCAGGGCCGCGCTCCACTGCCCGACGGCCGCCCTGTCGGCGTCGACACCCCCGATGACGGCGAGCACGGCCCTCTGCCGGGCGGTCCACGCCTTGGTTTTCACCCACCATTCCACACCGCGGGTGTCGGTGGGCGAGGTCACCTTCCTCGTGGCCACATACCCCGACCGCGTCGTACCGGCGATCTGGTCCTGCCATGTTCCGGCCCACCCGTCGGGCACGGGCGAGGGGGCGGCGGCTCCTTGCAGTTGGGCGGCCATGATGAGGATGGCCAGGTCCCCGGCCCTGGACTCGGCGGTGAGGGCGTCCCCCTCCCCGTTTTGCGCCTTGCCGGCGACGAGGGCGCGCACGGTGATGCCGTCCCCGCTGGTGGGGCGGCGGCGGATGATGATGGTCCCGGCCCGGGTGCCGGGGCGGGTGTGGGCTCCAGCATCAAGGAGCTGGGGGATGGGGACGGCGGCGAGCCTTCGGTCGACACCCGCCTTGGAGTACACGCTGAAGGTGGTCATGGCGCCCTTTCGTCTGTGCTGCCTTAGCACACATCCTACCTGCTGGCAAGCCCTCCTGGCAGCCGGGGGTGGCGCCCCTGTACGACGGCTCTTCTTTTTTCTTCTCCGCGGTATGTAAGGGGTAGAAGTAGTAGTAGTAAGCGGGTTTTCCTGTGGATAACCCCACTTTTCGTTGGTATGGCGCGGTTCTGCCTGTGGATGGCCGTGTGTACTAAAACGGTTTAGCTTGTGGGCGCAGAAGTGGACAAAATTAGGGGTTCTGTGGAGGGCCGATTAGAACGATAGTTCTAATGGTTGGTTGTCCCCCGTCAGGAGGCCACTTATTCACAAGTTATCCCCAACTTCGTCCACAACTCGGTTTGGCGGAATCTCAACGAAAACATGAACCCCTATGACCCCGAACACATTGGTGTGACCTCTGACATGCCTCAGCAACCAAGGTTGACACCACCTGTGGAAAACCCTGTGGAAAAGTAGAAGACACGAAGAACCCCCGGCACCCTTGTGAGGCGCCGGGGGTTCGTCGTCCTCAGCCCTTGTCGTCGCCCGGGTCATAGACGTGCGCCAGGGCCAGGATGTTGGCGAGGGCCCCGGCGGCCTGGGCGGCGGCCTCGGCCCACTGCCGGGCGTCGTCGGCGGTCCAGAATCCGAAGGCGGCCCCGACGGCGAGGGCGGCCGCCACGAGGGCGTAGACGGCCTTGCGCTGGGGGGCGGTGATGGTGACGGCCTTGTGGCTGGCCATGGGTTCCTCCTGGGTTGAGTGAGCGGATGGGCGGGTGAGCCCTACCAAAGCCTACCGGTGCCCGCCGTGGAGGCGTTCAGCGCCCGCTGGAGGGCCGCGACGGTGCTGGGGCCGTCGACTCCGTCGATCCAGTCGCCCCACTCCCAGCCGTCGGGCACGTACTCCCGGTGCCAGGCCCACACGAGGAACTGGAACGCCTTCCACGTCTTCTCCCCGTCGATGCCGTCGACCTCAAGGGCCGGGGCGCCGATCAGGTTGGACAGGTGGCCGGCGCCGACCGCCCCGTTGAGGAACCGCTGGAACGCCTCGATGCAGGTGGACCCGTCGTCGTCGAGGACGCCGTCGATGGGCGTGCCCATGACCTGCTGGAACCGGGCCACGGTCCGGGAGCCCCACTGCCCGTCGACGTCGAGGAGCTCCTGACCGTCGGGGGCCGTAGGGCGGGGCCGGGCGGAGGGCGCGGGAGCACTGCGTGGGACGGACGGGGTGGAGGAGGAGTCGATGGCGTACGCCCTGAAATCGTCCTCGGAGCCGTAGAAGACGTCCAGGTCGAGGTCGTCGTCGTAGCCGGGCACCCGACCGTGGCCCGTGTACTGGTGCATCTGGGCGGTCCATGACCCGTCCGACCAGGGGCCCTTGTCCCACCCCGTAGGGGCGTCGTCGGCGTACTGGGCGGCCCACGTGCCGCAGCCGTACTGGACGGCGAGGTCCCACGGGTAGGAGCCGGAGGAGGCGTAGAGCATGACGGGCTTGCCGGTGGCCCGCTGCACGCGGTCGATGATGATGCCCAGGTACGCCTCGTTGCCCCAGGCCAAGTTGTCGTCGGTCTCCCAGTCGATGCACCACATGACCCGCTCGAAGTGGCCGGTGGCGCGCACGGCCTCCAGGAACCTGTCGGCCTCGGCCTCAGCGTCGGAGGCGGTGCCGCTGTCGCCGCCCCCGACGTAGTGGTAGACGCCGACGGGCTTCCCCAGCGCGACGGCCTCGTCGAGCTGCGCCTGATGATGCTGGTTGGTGAACGCGAACCTGCCCGTGTCCTGGGTCACCATGACGATGGCGAAGTCCGGGTCGACGGCCGCCATGCTCATCCCCGCCTGGTAGTTGGAGATGTCGACACCCAGCAGCGGCCCCGGCTTGCCGCCGGACGGGGGCGCCGGAGCGGGCGCGGCTGGTGCCGGCGGTGCGGAAGGTGCGGGGGCCGAGGAGGCGGCGGCGTACCGGTGGCAGGAAGTCCACGCGCCGCGCTGGGTGTAGATGTGTGAGCTGTAGGGGGTGAGCCTGGTCTCCGAACCGGTCTGGTCGCCGACGGCCCCGCCGGTGATCTCCCCGCGCTCGTCGATCCACGCCTCGGCCAGAACGGGGTCGGACGGGTTGTCGTCCACAACCATAGCCACATGCCCCTCGCCGCCCTCGGCCTTCGAGGACAGAACCACGTCGCCCCGCCTGAAGCCGCCGTCGGGCGTCATGGCCGAGTCGTCCCAGTGGACCTCCCGCCAACCGCGCGCCTCCAGCTCGGCCCTCATCGACCCCGTCCACGTGGACGCGGGCAGCAGGCGGGGGTCACCGTCCCCCGCGTCCGCGGGCACGACACCGGCCGCCCGCAGGCCCAGGTTGCACGCCGCCGCGACCATGGCCGAACAGTCGGAGTCCACGGCCCCGGTCAGCCGCGGCGTACTGACATAAGACAGGTCCCGGATCTCCTCCCTGGTCCCCTGGTCGTAGCCGACACCCCCCTTCTCATCGGTGGCGCACCAGTACGCCATCCTCGCCGCGGCCTCATTCCCGACAACGCTCATGTCGTCCTCCTTCTCGTTCGTTGGTTCACGCTACGGCCTGACGGGCAGCGCAGTCGACAGGGCCCCCGGAGCGGCCTCCTTCGCCTCCATGAGCCACCCCTCGATCGCCAGCCCCGCCGCCGAGGACGCGGCCCTGGCGGCATCGACATGCGCCGCCGTCGTCATGCCCGCCCACCACAGCCCCGGCTTCTCCGGGTGGTTCTTGATGGCCGCCAGCACCTCCGGCTTGGAGGTGTCGTTGGACCGGCAGGCGATCATGTCCACGGCCTTGAGCCCCCCGATGTCCTCGGCGGTCCACGGCCCTGACGGCTTGTACGCCAGACGGGGCAGCACCTTCAGCGCCGCATCCGCCTTCGCCTTCTGTCTGGCCGCGTTCAGCGTCCCGTTGGTGGCGACGATGACCCGCTTGGGGGCCGCCGCCCCGTAGCGCCCCAGCAGGTACTGCATCATCTTCTGGTCGTACACCCAGTAGTCCGCGATGATGTCGTTCGACGTGTCCATGCACTCCACGATGATCGGGGTGCGCGCGGGTGCGGCGTCCAGGATGTCGAGCGCCTCGCCCAGGGTCGCCACCACCCCGTTGACGTCCTCGACGGCCTTGAGCTGGGCGATGGTGGACTGGTTGATGCGCACGGCCGCACCGCCGCCCTTCGGGGTGATGGACGACACCGTGGACGTCACGAACCTGTCCGCGCCCTCGTCCTTGCTCATGCGCACGGGCAGGGCTGCGGACCCCCTCACGGCCGCGCCCTCCGGCAGCTGCGACAGCGCCCCCTGAAGCGCAGTGGCCGACAGCGCCCCCCACTTCACGCCCCAGCGCGCGTCGCGCACGTCGGCCAGCGCCCCCGTGGGCCGGGCGGGCGGCGGAGGGGGGTTGGGCCCCGGCGGCGGAGGGGCGGGCGGGGTCGCCGGGCGGACGACCACGGGGCCCTGCCCGATGATCCAGTCTCTCAAAGCGACGACGCCCTCGATGATCCTGTCCGCCAGCTCGACGCCGAACGCCTGCGCCCCGCCCACGTTCACGTGCGTCTCGTCGTTCATGAGCCACAGCGCCCGGGTCCCGCTGGCGGGGGTCTTGCCGACGGCCCCCCGCCCCGACAGGACCGCCGTCCTCCTCGACACCGGCGCCGACGGCAGGAAGGAGGCCAGGTAGGGGTCGGCGGCGTCGGGGTTCGCGCTCGGGACCCAGGCGTCAGCCACGACCTCGTAGTTCACCCCGTCGTAGCAGATGACCTCTCCCTGCGACCAGTGCCGGTTGGGGCTGGTCGCGGGGTCCCACCGGGTGGCCGGGCTGGTCGCGACACCGAGCCAGTCACTGAACCAGATCCCATTCGTGAGGCCCCCGGCGAGGCCCACGCCGTCTTTGACAGCGTGGACGTTCTTGTGCGAGGAGCCCGCGTAGGTGCGGTACTCAGAGGTCGGCTGGGGCCCGACGACGATGATCGGCAGGGCGGGGGCCCGGTCGCGGACGCGGTCGACAAGGGCCTTGACGGACTGGCTGATGGCCTTGGGGCCGGAGGCGGGGTCGGAAGGGACGGGCGGCTGGTCGATCGCCCAGTTGTCGTTGACGGAGCCGACGACGACGAGCAGGGACGGGTGGGCGTCGAGGACGGCGTCGATTCTTGACGGAGAGCTGAAGAAGCCGACGCCTGCGGGTGTGGGGGTCGGAACATGGGCCCAGCCCGTGGACCCCTGCCCGCTGACCGCGGCCCCGACACCGAGCCTCTTAGCGGCGACGGACACCATGGTCGCCTCCTCGGGGGCGCCCCCCTGGCCTCCGGCGCCGGGGGTGCTCCAGGAATCGCCGATGAACCCGACGACGAGGGCGCTGGGGGTGCCCGGGCCCCCCTGACGGGGCAGCATGTTCGACAGGAGCAGCTGGGCCCGCACCTGCTCCTTGAGGGTCCCTATCTCGGCCCCCTGGGCGATCTGCGCGCCGGTGAGGGCGTCGACACTCGCCTTGGGCGCGAAGCGGTTGTCGGCTCCTGTCTTCGAGTACACGTCGTAGGTGGTCATGGTCGTCGGGGGTCCTCGTTCGTCGATGTCGTCATGGCGGGGTCCTTCTCAGCCCACGACGACGATGTTGTCGTTGCCGGGGGCGGGGTCGAGGGTGAGGACGTCGCCCTCGCCATCGAGGGGGGTGATGGTCAGCCCCGGCGCGGGCTGGGGCGTTGGCGGAGGACCGGGGGGCGGTGCAGCGCCGCCTTCTACGAGGGTCATCTCGACGGGCTGGTGGGGGTTGTTCCCGGGGGCCGGGGCCCTGAGGGCGGCGCTGTAGGTCTTGTTGTCGGCGAGGAGCGTCGCCGTGACGACGTCGCCCTCGTGGACGGGGATGTCGACGTACGGGTCGGTGCGGCTCTCAGGGGGCAGCCGGAAGGGGCTGTGGGCGCTGGTGCGCATCGACACGCCCTGCGGGCCGGGGGCGGGGGCGGGGAAGAGGAACGCGGGCGAGGGGTCGTCGGCGTAGCGGCCCTCGTAGGCGATCGACACCGGGCCGTCGATTCGCGGGGCCGGGTCGGCGGCCTCGACACGAAGGGTTACGAGGCCGCCTGCTCGGAGGGCGGGAGGCGCCGGGCTCGGCGGCTTGACCATGATCCGCATGACGCCAGCGTAGCACGGAGGTTCGCGCCTGTTCCGGCGGAGAGGTCGACACCCCCTCCTGCTTCTCCTTCTTATTACCGCGCGTGCGCGCACGTACGCGGGCGCGCGATTATAGCGCGGGGGTTGAGGGTGTCAAGGGGTTTGTCGGGGGCGGGTCGGTTGTTCGACACCCCCGGGCGTTGGCGGCGGGGCGCGGAAGGGCTGAGGGCCGGGCTGTGACTGGCGGGGCTCAGGAGGAGGGGGCGAAAGAAGAGGAGGAAGGGTATCGCATAGTAAACAGAGAAGTTGTAGCGGAGTTTTGGGGCCCAGGGGGCATCGACACCCCCTCTGTCCTCTTGCGAGGAGGAGGAACTGGAATGGCGTCGTCACTCTGGTCACAGGGGCATCTGTCTTCGGAAAATCATAATTCTTGGAGGTGGTTGGTGATGTTTGGTGTTATCTGGTCACACTGGTAACAGGTTTGGGGTGGCGAGGGGGTCGGGTTGGGTGAATACAAAAATGTGACCGAGCTAACGTTGAAACGTTTTGAGTCTCAAATGGTGGACAGTGCATAATATACGGCCTTTATGCATGGGAGTGGATAGGAAATATGCGGAGATTTCTTAGGGTAGACTAAGTGGGACTTTTCGTTGGGAGGGGTGGGGGAGGTCGGGGTGATGGGTCCGAAGTCCTATGGTACGGGCGGGGTTTGTGTGGCTGAAGGGGCTGGTTTAGTACTCGTGACCTGGAACACGTTTATGCAGCCATGGATAAAATCGTGCATAAACATTTGGAAACACTCTTCAGGTGAGGGGTGACGGTTTTGACGGATCAGTCGACACTCTGCTACGCGAGTAGGGAAGTCGGGGGTTTAGGTGGGCAGGGTGCGGGGAAAGATGAGCGACCTCACACCCGCGTGCCACGCCCCGTCGTCGAGAGCATCCGATTTCGCCTTCGCCGCTGCGTGGCTCACATCACATTGATTTCTCCCTGCGCGCGCACTAGAATGCCCCGCTCAAAAATCCCCCGGTATGTAGACAGTCTACTAAGTAAATTGTCATAATATACCTTATCGGCACCTTTCCCTACGGTGCCAACGATAAGTCCCCATGGCAGAGACGCCCGTCCTCCGCCAAATCGAAACGCTACATCCTGCTACACTCACTGTGCTCTTGCTCACATACGTTCTGTCAAGACACATGACTCACCGCACACAAACTCACCCTTGCGTTTTCCTCCCTATGGTGCTATCACGCGCGCGTGCGCGTATGCGTGCCCATGCCCATGGGGGCACAGATACCCCCAGGGCTCGCTGTAAGCCACGCTGACGGCCTAACGCACGTACCCCGGTATGACTGCCTGGGGGTAGGGGTATGGGCCGTTCTAGGCCCCGTACAGCGACGATTCGGCTTCGAATCGTTTCAACCCAGCGTGAAAGGCTAATTCGACGCTTGTCTAATGAGCACCGAGCCGGGGCCGGGGTCTACAGAAATCGAGGTCAAATATTGTGAATTGTGGCCCAGGACACAATCAAATATTGTGAACTGTAACCTACGTCACAGTCAGGTAAGAGATAGAAAATAGTGAACTGTAGCCTACGTCACATTAAGCCCCGAATAGAAAATAGAAAACCATGTTATGGAGAATTATGCTTCACTAATTTCTGTCTTTCTTAATCTCTATCATCATCTATCATCTATCATCAATCATCATCTATCATCATCATCATCATCATCATCTATTACGAATATAATCCATTATGCACTCAACCGTATATTTATGCATATGACCCAGAACACAAACCAACTTTTTTGGGACGATTTTTCACTACTTTCTATCCTCCCCAATCCATCCTTTTTATACCCCCACACGTGTTTGCTACTCACGCATGCACATAACAACGTTATCTTCAACACTCATCCCCTGTGATCCCCATCTCATTTCCCATAGCATACCTCCGCAACTCTGTCAACCCTCCGAGATCTGTCTCCTCCATCACACTCCTCCTCCCCCAGGATGATACGTCTGACGTAATACCCCGCCACACGATGCTACGCCACGCATACCATGTTTCGGCTACCCGAAACTTTCGCCTTAACCCGAAGGAGGTTTCGGGACTTTCGTCCCTTGATCCCACCATCATCCTATGCATCCCCGCTTCTATGTGCTCCGCATCACGCGCTGGCGAGACGAGCGCGCGTGCGACGCAGGAGCACGCAAGTGAGGCAGCCAAGCGCATGTCGACTCCCCGCCCCGCCCTATTCCTACTCACCCGTTTCACGTGAAACAAGCGAGGATCATCCCCGCCAACCCAAGAGAGAGAGAGCTCGACATGCGCCCGGGCTGACTCACTCGCGCGCTCGTCTCCGCTCGCTCCGCTGCGCTGCGCCCCGGCGCCCGTGAGGCGGAGAGGATCGCCGGCCATGTCGTGCCCCGCACGGGGACGATCCCTTCGCTACTCACTTGTTTCACGTGAAACCAATGAGCAG